AGATGGCGCATCAGAGGAAGAGAATGCACTTACAATCTATATGAAGAGAAGCGTTGAGATTGAATCAGACAGAGATATTCTTGCAAAGACAACTGTTATCTCTGGTGATGAACACTATACAACAGTCTTAAGCAATGATTCAAAGGTTGTTCTTGCTAAGTTCGGAAAGTAAGAGGTGCTTATATGTTATTAAGACGACATAAAATCAACGCCGCAAAGCAGAGCGAAGAAGTAACAGCAGATAATGTAAGACAGGAAGCTGTTTATGGAGATGAGCTTAAGTATGAGGAAGAGCAGGACAAATTCCCTGTTCAACCTACAAGCGATTACACAAAGACAGCTATTAAGCGTATGCCAACAGCGGACTTACAGACACTTGCCTTAGAACAAGGCATTGAGAATGCAATGGAGCTTACAGGAGCAGAACTTAAAGAACTGTTAATTGAAAAATTAGGATTATAGGAGCTGAATTATGGAATACACCGCATTGGAGCAAGCTAAAATCAGACTTAAACAATTTCACATTGATACAGTCGCAAATGATGATGAAACAACATCTGATGTGGTAGTGTTCGATAACAGAGAAGATAATCCGATAATCGAACAGCTTATTAAACAGGCTACAGAAGATGTAAAGGCAAGAAGAAATTACCCCGACAGCTACACAAATGAAATGATAACCGAGGACTTGAAGAAATTTGAGAGTGTTATTGTTAATCTGGCTGTGTATGACCATTCACAAGCTGGTGAGAACTACATGGCGAGTATGAATGAGGGCGGTGTCAACAGAACTTGGAGAGATAGAGACAGCTTATTTGTTGGGGTATTTCCTTTTGCTAAGGTTTTATAGAAGATTGTGCGTTACCAATACGGTAGCAGGCGGCACACATTAAGGGTGGTGGGCGGTGTGCCATTATTAATTATGGAAGGCGGTATATCAATGCCAATAGCAGTAATTATAAGCATTATTTCAGTTGCTTTTTCCGTCTTTTTCGGACTGTTTACGTTGGGATTTAATCTTAAGAACAACAAAAAGTCTGACAATGCAGAACTTACGGAGCGTGTAAAGGAAAATACACGCATAAATATGAAACTTGACACAATATCAGGCAACACAACAGAGATAAAAAATGAAGTTATAGAAATGAGAAAAGAACTTAATTCTCACGATAACAGGATTATTAAGGTTGAGGAAAGTGTAAAGTCGGCACACCACCGAATAGACGGATTGGAAGCACGACTTAATGAAGATAAGGAGGTATAGCAGAATGGATATAACATCGGTAACAACAGTTGTAGCAATCGTTGTAATTACATATCTGATAGGCTTAGGAGCTAAGGCAATTCCACACATTAAGGATAATTACATTCCTATAATCGTAGGCGTTGCAGGCGGTATCTTAGGCATTATAGGTATGTATGTAATACCGGACTTTCCGGCAAATGACATTCTTAATGCAATCGCAGTAGGAATTGTGTCCGGACTATCAAGCACAGGTGTTAATCAGATTTATAAGCAGGTAAAGAACAATGCTTGACATTAATAAGCAGGCTATGAAGTATTCACTTCAAGGGCAGACAGTAACTATCTATGAAAGAGATGATGATGGCAATATCCTTTATGAGGGATATACCGATACAGAGGGTAACTTCATTCCTTATCTTGATGATGAGGGAAATAAGATACCCAAAGTCCTTGAAGAAAAAACAGGTTTTTCAGAGCCGGTCGATTTCAAAGCAAACATATCGTTCAGTGGTGGAGAAGCGCAAAGCAAGGAATACGGCTTTGATACCGCTGATTTTGATGCTATTTTGCTGACAGATAGGAATAAATTACCTATTCAAAAAGGCGACCTTATATGGCTTGATAGCAAACCTACATACACATCTGACAGTCTTGTTGATGAAACATCAGCAGACTTCACGATTGTAGGCATTAAGCCGGCATTATATTCAACTAAGTATATGCTTAAAGCAGTTGTAAAGTAGGTGCATTATGGCAAGACATGCAATTAATATATCCTTATCTGAAAAGTCCGTAAATGAAGCTATCAGGCAGCTACAACAGTATAAGCAGAGTTTACAGTATAAATGCGAATTGCTTGTTGAACGACTAGCAGAATTAGGCGACAAAGCAGCAATTATGAGTGTTAATGAAAGTCCATTAGGTAGGACAGTAACATTGAGAGTTGACAGAAAGCCTATTCAAGATGGCTACCAAGCTATTTTAATTGCTACCGGTAAAACTGTTGAAGTAGAAGATAGAGAACCATTTTACACGCTATTAGCGATTGAATTTGGCGCAGGTATTCATTATAACGCTGTTGCTAATCCTAAAGCTGATGAATTAGGGTTAGGAGTTGGCACATATCCTGGACAGGTTCATGCTTGGGACGACACATGGTGGTTTTGGGATGAACAAAGTGGAAGTTGGAAACCTACTCACGGCGTTAAAGCTACAATGCCTATGTACAACGCCACAATAGAGATTGTTAATCAGTATAAGCAGATAGCAAGAGAGGTGTTTAGTTAATGGCAAATGCAAACGATTGGGCGACAGACCTTGAGAACACAGTCACAGCACTTGTCAAGGCTAAAACCCTAGCACAGCTTAAAAAGACATATCCAAAGATAGTCATAACCAACGAGGGGGAAAACAGCGGTCAAGCAATATTCCCAACAGTATACATTCATTTACTGCCAGCAGTTGAACAAGGACAAACGCTTGGCGGACAAACAATAAACGCATTGTTAGCAACATTTCAAGTAGATGTTACCACTAACACAAGCAAGTCTGACTGCCGCAAGGTTATGGCGATAATTACAGATACATTCAAGACAATGAGATTTCAAGGCACATCAATGCCAGAGTTCTCAATCAGTAATAAAGTACATAAGAGTACCGCTAGATTCAGAAGAATGATAGCGGCAAATGACAGATTAATGTAACAAAGAGCAGGAATGCTCTTATTTTTTTGCAAATTTTTAGGAGGTAGACAAGGCAATGGCAAGTACAAGTTATAAAGCTAGGGTTATCTACAAGGAGCATAGCGAAGATGGTTTTGCAGGCTCATATAAGTTAATGGTTGCAGCTAAGTCAATTTCAGCACCAGTATCAGCACCTAATACAGTTGAAAGTACAACATTTGAAGATGATTCACAGACATTCTTAATGGGTATCAAAACATCTGATGCTAAGACTTACACAGGCAACCTTGAAAAGGCTTATTTACAGGACTTAATCAAAGCAGAGGGTAAGCAGTTAGATATTATTCAGTTATACGGCTCTGACGGATTAGGTGCGGTTGCTAAGTACGCATTTGTCGGACAGGTAACAGCAACACCTAATGATGTTTCTGGTACTGATTCGGTACTTGAAATGACAGTAACAGCAGTTCCTAACACTTCACCTATCGAATGCACAGACAAGCTTCAAGTTGTCGAAGGTGCTGGTGGCACATTCACAGTAACAAAGGTGGGGGAATGATAAGCCAATCGACTAAATCAAAGGCTGTGTCGATTGGTGGCACAAACGCCAAAACAGCCGACTACACATCATATCTTGATGATGTAACAGAATAATTATTTGAAAGGTAGGTGCGGTGTAAAATCCGCACCTTTCCCTATATGGACGATAGGGTGGGAAAGGGTAAAAATTATGATGAATATTAATGTAAACGAAAAAGAATACAAAGTTGAGTTTTCTTTTGGTGCGGCAGAGTGCAAGGAAATAGTGCAGAAAATGTTCTCTGTCGTTAATGGTTCTTACTTACTTGCACAGACAGACAAAAGCGTTGCACAGGCTTCCTTTGATGGATTAGCAAATATGACAGCAGATGTGCCAGAGATTTGCATTTTAGCCATTTATGCAGGCTGTATTGACAATAACCCTGTAACTATGGATGAAGCAAAGGAACTCACTAGAGCATATATTACAGAAAAGAGAAAGACAGATAAGAGTTACGGATATAGAACATTGTTTGAAGAAATCAAGAAAGCGATGGAAGATGATGGTTTTTTCGAGCTGTCGGGAATAACAGCGATGTTAGAGGAAATGGCGAACAATGTGGAAGAAGCAACGCAGGAGCAGAAGAAGCCGACAGTAGTTCCACAGGACCACAAGAAAAAGCAGACTTCCACAAAATAATCTGGGAAGAATACTTTGTCTTAGCCAGTTCACTAGGTATTAGTTATTCAGACTTTCTTAAAATGACACCTACAAAATTATTACTATATGCAAAAGGCAAAAAGATTGATAGACAAAATCGAGACGCAGAAATGTATAACTGGTTTTTAGTTTACGCAATTCCAGCTATTTCTTGCGGTATAGGTGCAGCATTTAATAAAGATACTCACATTGAATATCCCAAACAGGCTATTTTATCAGAAAAAACAGAAGAAAGCAAAGAAGATACCTACGACAAAGAGTTACAGCTGATGTTACTCAATGAGCAAAAATGGGCGGCACAGACTGAAAAGAGAGGACTACCGCCAACAATCCTATAAAAGGGGGTTAAAGCGTGGAATTAGACAGTTTAGAAGTCAAAATTACCGGTACTGCCAAGAAAGCTGTTGATTCTGTTGATACACTAATAGAACATCTTACAAGGCTGTCAACATCACTTGCGACTGTAAATGGCTCATCACTAAACAGCCTTGCGAGCGGTGTTAGTCAGTTAGGTTCTGCTATGCAGAATATGAACGTAGGAACAGCAGATTTTACAAGGCTTGCTAAGAACATCACAAAGATAGGTTCTGTTGATTCGGTTGCACTAACTAGCACAGCTACATCACTTCAAGCTGTCACAAAGGCAGTTGCAAGCATATCAGCTATTCCGCAAAATGCAACACAGGTCACAGAATTTGCAAAGTCACTTGGTAAGCTAGGCAGTAAGAGTATAGAAAACGCCGTTGTAAACATTCCAAAGCTAGGCAATGCTTTAAATGGTTTAATGACAACGCTATCAAGAGCGCCAACAGTAAGCCAGAATGTTATTCAAATGACTAACGCATTGGCTAATCTTGCTAGTCAAGGTAGCAAGGTGGGTACTTCTTCAAACTCACTTCAAAAAACGCTGTATGGCGTTTCTACAAGTGCTAGAACAGCAAGCAAAAGCAGTTGGAGTTTAGCAAGTGCAATAGGTAAGTTTTATGCCACATATTTTATGGTAATTCGTGGCAGTAAGAAACTTATAGAAGCCATCAAGTCAACGACAGATTACATTGAAGCTTTCAACTATCAAGCGGTTGCGTTTGGCAAGATTGGTTCGGAATGGGATAAGGATTACGAAAAGTACGGATATGATAATGCTACGGCATATGCAGAAAGTTTTCAAAGCAGAGTAAATGATACTCTTGGAAAGCTATCTGGCTTAAAAGTTAATGTTCAAGGTGGTTTACTTGAAGAAAGCGGAGCAAAGAACTTAGGACTTAACATACAAGAGATAACGCAGTATGCTTCACAGTTAGCTTCTGTTACTAACTCGCTAGGACAGACAGGCGAAGCAACAACGGCAATAACAAAGTCAATGACAATGCTTGCAGGCGATATAAGCTCACTTTTTAATGTGGACTATTCAACAGTAGCACAGAACTTACAAAGTGGCTTAATCGGTCAATCAAGAGCATTGTATAAGTATGGTATTGATATTACTAATGCTACATTAGCGACATATGCTTACAACTTAGGCATTTCTAAGTCGGTGTCTGAAATGACACAGATGGAAAAACAGCAGTTAAGAGTGCTAGCTATACTAGACCAATCAAAAGTATCGTGGGGCGATTTAGCCAACACGATTAACAGCCCATCAAATATGTTACGCCAGTTCTCTAACAATATGAAAGAGGTAGGAATGGTAGCAGGACAGCTATTTATCCCAATTCTTTCAAAGGTTATGCCAGTAGTAAACGGAGTAACTATTGCAATCAAAAGATTATTAGTCAATCTTGCTTCTTTAATGGGCGTTAAGATTGACTTTGAGAGTTTTGGACAAAGTGGCTATAAAGACACATCAGACGGCTTAGAAGATATTTCAGATGGCTACCAAGATGTAGCTGATTCAGCTAAGAAAGCTACATTATCCCTTATGGGATTTGATGAAATAAATAAATTACAGGACGATACAAGCTCAAGCAAAGGCTCAAGCGGCGGTGGCGGTAGCACTATTGATTTGACAGATGATATTACTAAGGCGGCGGCTGATTATGAAGCGGCATGGAATAAAGCATTTGCCAATATGGAAAATTCCGCTGTTGCTTGGGCTGATAAGATAGAGAAAACACTTGAACCTGTTAGGAAGATATTTAAAGATTTTGCAATCGGGGATTTTTATGCAGCAGGACAAGATACATCTAACCTTGTGGCAGGAATTTTTAATTGGTTTGCAAAGGCTATAGATGATGTTCCTTGGTTTAAAATCGGTCAGAAAATGGGCGATTTCCTTGCAGGAATTGATTGGACTAAGGTATTTAATGCAGCAGGCAGAGTTATTGTGCAAGGCTTAAAAGGTGCTATTGAATTATACTTGGGTATGCTATCTAAAGCACCGATAGAAACGCTTCTGATATCGCTAGTGGCAGTTCCTAAGTTGCTTAAGGCGATAGGTGGCGCAAGCGTAGTATCGAGCCTTACTAAGACATACAATAAGTTAAATTCATTAAGCATAATGGCAGAAGATACAGCCAAGGCAATGAAAGCAGCAAAAAACGGCAGTGCAGCAGCAGCTTCGGCATTAACATTTATGCACCCTAAAATTACCAAAGCAACATTGGATTTCCAAGACTTTAGAAAAGTTGTTAAAGATAAAGGGCTATTTACTGTATTTAACAGCGGAATAACCAAAGTTAGAAATAATATGTCGCTATTTCAAAAAGTATTGCTTGGCGGAGTATCAGCTTTTGGAGAATTTAAACTCATCGAAAGCGGTTTTACTGATATAGCCAAAGGAAGTGATAACCTTGTAGCTTCTATTGCTAAAATAGCAGGTGGTGCAGCTATCGGTGCAGCAGGATTATACACAGCTTTTGGACCGGCAGGCTTGGCTATGGCGGCAATAGTTGGTGTAACAGGTGCAATCAAAGGATTTATTAAAATCCAAGACGAAATTCCAGATTATTTATCTGGATATGGAGTTATTAGAGAAGAGGTTGACAAAACCACAAGTGAAATACAACAATCAATTGCTTCAATAGAAGATTCATGGAAAAATAATACAACAGCTGATGAAATCGAAGCTCTTAAAACAAAATACTTTGAACTAGCAAATCAAACAGGCTTAACAACTGAACAACAGAAATTACTCAAGGATATTGCACAGGAATTAGTTGAAAAAGTACCGGAATTAAGTGGAGTTATTGACACAGAAACTGGCGCATACAAGGGGACTAGAGAAGAGATTGAAAAACTGATTGACAAAAAGCAGGAAGAGTACCGCTTGGAAGCGTTAAGGGAAGATTATATTCAATTGATTAAAGATGAATATAAAGAGAAGAAGGAATTAAAGAAAATGGAAGATGCTCTCAACGACAGCAAAGAGAAGTTGAGACAGAAACAAGAGGAACTTAATAAGCTGACATATAACGGTGCTTTACAGGTTGTCGAAATGACGCCAGACGAAGCTACAGCTTATGCGAGCGTAACAAGAGAAATTGAACAACTCAACAAAGAAGTTGAAGCCAATCAAGATAAGGTTAATGAAGCTAAGGGAACAGTTCAGCAAGCTACGGATGATATGCAGTTTTGTTGGAATGAATTAAAAAATACCGCTGTTGGAACTTCGCAAGATACGCAGCAGGCTATCACAAATGCGTATGAACAAGCTAAAAACGAAGTGCAATCAAAACTTGGTATTATTGATTCTGACACAAGCAGTACTTTTTCAAAGTTTGGAAACATAGGCGCAAATGCAGGATCTGATTTAAGCAGTAGATTTAGCAGCAACATCAGCGACATACCTTATTCAGCAAAAAGAGCTTACCAGAGTATTGTTGACCAAGTTGAAGCTGGAGAAATTGGAGAAGAAACAGGCAGTCAATTAATGCAAGCGTTAGCAGACACCATAGACAGCAAGTCTTGGTTGATTCAAAATGCATTATCCAATAGCTTTGCGAGTAAATTCAGCGGAGAAGTATTTGATAATAATGGCAACATATCTGAAAGTGCATTTCATATTGCTATACAGCCAAAACCTAGAGCATATGCAGTAGGCGGCTTCCCAGAGGATGGGCTTTTCTTTGCTAATCATAATGAAATGGTTGGCAAATTCAGTAATGGTAAGACAGCAGTTGCTAACAACGAGCAGATAACAGACGGCATTAAGCAAGCTGTCATTGAGGGCATGTCAGAGGTATTTGCTAATGCAAATATAGGTCAGCAGAACGGAAACATTGTTGTACAGATTGACGGACAGGAAGTGTTCAGAACAACACAGAGATATGCCAATCAGTATACGGCTATGACAGGACAGCCAGCATTTAACATTTAATTGAATAATCCAATCCGTTGTGATACACTTTAAACACTATAAAAGTAAAGGGGTGTATTACAATGGATAAAAAAGATAACAAAAAGAAGCTACAGGAGATAGTGATTGCAGTATTGGCAGGAATGGTATTTGTTACAGCGTTATTTATTATTAATAATATAACTGAAAGCAATAATAATATCATAGCAAGCACACAAGCTAAAACACAATCAACAGAAGTTGCTACTAAAGATATGCTTGACAATGGCATGTCTTATCTTGATGAAGATAAATATAAATTTATATGTGAACAAATGGATTACAACCACATTATGTTTACGGATGAGGATTTGACTGACAAATATGTAAAAATAGATATAATGCTTACTAATCGCTATACGTTATCCTCAAAGGATATGGAAGATGAGAGTATAAGTAAAGTTGTTAATGCTTATAACTTGCAGGCAGGATTTTTTACAGGCGTTGTTAAGAATAAAAGCGAATACGGCAAAGAAAAAATATACATATATTTTTCAAAAGATTTCAATTTAAAAAGCGGGAACTATAAAACTGGCGATAAAATAACTACATATGGCTTGATTGTTAATTGCGAAAACAATGGAGCTGGCAGTTATAATAGTATTAGCTTTATACCGCGTTTTATAGAAAAATAATCTCTTAATGGAGCGTATCTTTTTGGTGCGTTCCATTTTTTATTGAAAAAGTGCTTGACTTTTTTGTGCGTACGGTTTATATTAAATGTGCGGACAGAAAAGAGGTGAGTATATGTCCAATAAAAAAGGTAGACCTAAACTCGACAATCCTAAAAATGAAAGAATATATATTCGTGTCACCAAAGAGGAAAAGGAAGAAATAATGAATTTTTCTGATAAAAGCGGATATACAATACTTGATTTGATTAAAAAAGGCATTGAAAAAGTAAAAGGGCAAAAAAAATAAAGCGTTGCACCGCTACCAACGAACACAACGCTTTAAAAGCACCAATCCGAAAGGAATTGATAAATACAATTATATCAGTTTCTTTCGGAAAATCAAGATAATTAGAAAGGAATTTGATATTATGAACGAATTTGCAAAGATGATTTATAGTCAGTGGAGAAGAGACAACGAAGATAGAGATTTGTACTTTAAGAAAGGTGAGGAACTTAACGAAGAGTTAGAAAGCATATTGAGCAGTAATTTAAGTGATAAGATATACGATACTTTTTGTAAGAGCTGTTTTGAAATCGAAGAAAGTGCTTTTATAGCTGGATTTGGTTATGCTTGCAAGTGCCTTTCAAATGGCAAGATTGAGTTAGGCGGTGGTAAGTAATGGGCAATCAATACCGTTTAGAAACTATTCAGGACAATATTAATAATTTTGATTTAAAGGAACAGGACAAGGCTACAAAGGAAGTGGCATAATATTATTGCGTGAGGCATTGCGGGCATATACTCCCACTACGCAATAAGTTCTGTTTTGAGAAAACGATAAAGATTTTGTAGGAGGTAAAATAATGAGTTATAATTATCCAACTGCAAAAGATAGTTCTCACAATGAGATTAAAGTACCTATGAACACTAAGAATATTTGCGGCGTAGACTGCTATGAGCAGAATGGCGTTGCGTACTTAAGATTGGAAAATGTTGCTAGAGGACTTGGGTTTACTCAAACCCAAAAGAAAAACGGAGTGGAATATATATCTATTCGTTGGGAAACAATCAACAGATATTTAGAGGATATTGGTTTCCCCAACAAGCTGGGGAAAGACGATTTTATCCCAGAAAACATCTTCTACCGACTAGCAATGAAAGCCAAAAATGAAACAGCAGAGAAATTTCAAGCATTAGTGGCTGATGAGATTATTCCGTCAATTCGCAAGAATGGAATATATGCTACTGATAATGTTATTGATGAAATACTGAATAATCCAGACTTTGGAATAGAATTATTAACAAAGTTAAAACAGGAAAGACAAGCAAGAGTTGAAGCAGAAAGAAAGAATGCTATCTTAACACATGTCAATAAGACATATACAATGACAGAGATTGCTAAGGAACTGAATCTGAAATCTGCCATTCAACTTAACAAGTTACTTGCTGATAAAAAAATTCAATACAGTGTCAATGGAACTTGGGTTCTTTACTCACCATACAGCAGTATGGGATATGAAGAAATTAAGCAAGAAATCCTCGACAATGGTAAGGTTATTTATCACAGGAGAATAACACAGCTTGGAAGAGAATTTATACTGCAATTATTCAATGAAGTTGCATAGATTTTCTTGAGAATATTAGAATGGCTCAAACAGAAATAAATATAATGGTTGCAAGAAATTTGTAACCACACTAAGGAATGTATCAGAAATGGTGCATTCCTTTTTTAATGCCTTGAAAGGGGTGGTTTGATTGATTGACGCAGTTGTGATTGAGGGGGTTAGATTCCCAGTAGCATATAACGGCTACACATACAGTAGGAATAAGATATGGTCTAAGAACACAGGAAGAAACGACTACGGCGAAATGGTAGGCACGATTGTAGCACTCAAAGACAAGATTGAACTGCAATTACCGCCGCTAACAGGCGAGCAGGCACTGTTGCTTGATAATGTAGTAAGCGACGTAGATAACCCATTCCCAACGGCACAAGTCCTATTCTTAGGCGGTACGCAAAAAGAAATGACAATATACACAGGAGATGTGACATATCCGTATCTCACAAGGGCGAAGAATGAGGACGGACTTATAGTCGGAGCAAAATTAAGTTTAATTCAAAAATAAAGGAGAGTTCCACATGAAACTTAAAACAAGTGAGTTAATAGACAGATTTCAGAGCTTAAGTAACATATCGCACGACAAGACTACAGGCAGAATTGCTATGGCTGTTATGTGCAATATTAAGGCATTAGAAGAACTGTACAAGGCAACGCTACAGACCATAGAAGATACTAAGGTTAAGTATGCAGATAAGGATGACAGCGGTAATCCAGTTATCAACGACAATCAGTATCAGGTTACATCAGAGAACTTAAAGAAGTTACAGGAAGAATTGCAGGAAATCAATGAGCAAGAGATTGAAGTGCCTGACATGACAATGCTTCCTATGGACGCATTCGACAAATGCGAAGAAATTACACCAGCTAAATTATACTCAATTGAGTTTATGATAAGCCATTAATTAATCAATAAAGGCGGTGTAGAATGAAGATATTAGACACAGCTATGACAGAAATTGTTAAGGGAAATAGTGCAAGATACTATTCCAAGTATGTTGTTGATGGAAAAGAACATACCGAAACGCTTAACAATTTTAAATATCAAAATATAATAAATCCAAATAACGAAATCACGATAGGTAACACTTGTGCAAGCAGTGTTACCTTTTCTATTTATATGCCAACAGTAAGCCTTGAAAATAAGGAAATTACCATATTCGAGGGTGTTAAGGTTGATACAGAGATTAAGTATATTCAGTTGGGAATATTTACAGTTACTAAACAGACAAGTGACGGAGAGTATACAAGCTATGAAGCATACGACAGAATGTACAAGGCTGACATGCCTTACTTCTCGGATATGGCATTTCCTAGCACAGATAAAGCTATTCTTAATGAGATATGCGGTAAGTTAGGCATATCTTTAGCAACAAACATAGTCACAGCACATACAATCAGTGACAAACCACAAGGATATACCTACAGAGAAATTATCGGTTATATGGCTATGCTACAAGGCTGTAATGCGGTAATTAATTCTGATGGAAACCTTGAATTAAGGTGGTATAAGGATAGCGGCTACGTGCTTGACGGACACCAATACTATCAACAAGGCGTTACATTTACAACAAGCAAGGATTTTATCATACAGAAGCTGACTTGCAACAATACCAAAAGCGGTTCTACAGAACAAAGTCAGATTACTTCTGGTGACGGAGCGACAGGGCTTAGTTTTGCCAATCCGTTTATGACGCAGGCAATTCTTGATGAAGTCTATAAAAAGATAGGTGGTTTTACATTTAGACCGCTTACAGTTAAGTTTGTCGGTGATTACCGACTAGAAGTTGGTGACATTATAACTGTCAACAAAGGTGGCGTTGACTACAAAGTGCCTATAATGCAGATTACGCACGAATGTGACGGCGGCTTAATGGATACAGTTACATCTATAGGTCAATCTGACACGGAGAATACAAGCGTTGCTCCTGGTCCTATTACTAAGCAGATGGAACGGTACTATGCCGACTTGATACTTGTAAATAAAGCGCTTATTAATAAACTATCTGTTGATGAAGCTGATATCAGATACGCAAGCATTGAAACCTTAAAGGCTGTTAATGCTAATATTGACAACCTTAAAACAAATAAATTAGATGCAACATATGCAGATATCATCAATGCTAATGTGGAAAGCCTTAAGGCGGCTAATGCTGAAATTACGCAATTGAAAGCTAATTCATTAACAGCGGACATAGCGGATTTAAAGTACGCACAAATTGATTTTGCCAATGTAAAAGGACAAGTTGTCACAACATCACTTATCAAAGATGGTGCGGTAACAAACGAAAAGGTGCAAAGTCTTTCGGCAAACAAATTGACAGCTGGTATTATTGACGCAAGCAAGATTACAGTTACTAATCTTAATGCTGATAATATTACAGTAGGTACAATCAATGGCAAGCGTATAGGAACAGGTTCTTTATCTCTGGATAAATTAGCCGAGGAAGTACCGACAAAAGAATATTTAGATAAGGTACAAGAAGAGTTACAAGGTCAAATTGACGGAAATATCGAGACATTCACTAAGACAGAAATACCTACGCTTAATAATGAGCCAGCTGTTAATTGGACGGATAACGCTACAAGAAAAAAGCATATAGGCGATATCTGTTATGTGGTTAATCCGACTTCAAGTGCAGATGGATATTCGTATAGATTTGCTGATACAGGTACATTAGAAGTACCTAACTATGAGTGGGTATTAATTAAGGATAGTGATGTTACTAAGGCATTACAGGACATTATTAACATCAATGGCGAGATTACAGGTATTAAGAAGTTTAATGTCGAAATAAGTTCATGGAAAACTGATACAGACAGTGAATTATCAAGCCTTAAAGCACGAACAACCAACCTTGAAACTGATATGGGTAACAAGGTTGATACTACGACATTTAATGAAGTTAAACAGACTGTTGATGAAAATAGTTCTACTATAACCAAAATGTCCGAAACGCTTTCTAAAAAGGCTGATAGTAGTACAGTTTCCGCATTGAGTAATACTGTTAATAGTATAAAGCAAACTTCTGATAACAATTCTTTGAGTATATCTAATCTTACAAAAGTTGTTGAGAAGAAAGCTAATCAAGATGAAGTCACAAGCATATCTAATAAGCTGACAACTGTTGAACAGAACTTAAATGGATTGACGGTTGATGTTACAAATCAGTACCAGTACATTGATAATCAGCTCAATGGCAATCATAAGATATATGAGATTGCACATGCACCTACTAAGGATAACTACCCTGCTAATGAATGGAGCATACAGATATATCCAAGTGATGATAGATACCCTAGTGATAGCACATGGGAGTACACAGAAGATGAGTATGAGAAGTATGTTGGAACTATTGCATATTGGAAAGACCAACAAAGAGCATGGCGATTTATACGAAAGTCTGACGGAACGCATGATTGGGTTGAAATCAGTGCGACAGAAACAACATATCTTCTTAATCAGAATGCTTCATTAAGAATTGATGTGAACAATATAAGTACAAGTCTATCTTCTCTTACAACTAATGTTCAGAACAATTACAGTACAACAACGCAGATGAATAATGCTATTACACAAGCAGTTAATGCAGAGAGCAATAGTATCAAGAGTGAAATTTCTACAACTTATGTAACAAAGAATGCTCTTACAGGCTATAGCACTACAGAAGCTATGAACAACGCTATAACACAAGCGATAACCAAGGAAAGCAATAGCATCAAGTTGGAAGTCTCTAATAATTACGCTACAAAGAAGAGCCTTGAAGGTTATGCTACATCAGCAAGCCTTGAAGCATACATTAAGAAAGACCCAACAAGTGGAGAACTCAAATCAGCCATAGAAGCTATTGCAGACGATATAACACTTAAAGCTAAAGGCACGATTAATATTAGCGGTAATAAGTCTGTTAATATCAACGGTAATCTGTTCACACTTACATCTACTAATACAACTATTGCGTCAGATGGTTCAATAGACTGCAAGAAGCTAAAAGCTGTTAATGCTGATTTAGAAGGAACTTTTAAAAATGTAAGTACAACCCCAGATGGTATTACAATGACAACTACTCTTATTGGTGGTGAATACCTTATGAAAAGCAACGCAGGTGCATACTTGCAGATACAAGGACATATAATGCAGATGTCTAATGATACAGGCAGTACTATTGCGTGGCAATTAGGAAGAGCTAATGTTAATTTCAATGTTGAAACATACCTAAATAGCAAAACATATATAAATACCTATGATGATTTAGAAATATATCATCCTTCACTTAAAAGCTATATGCAACCAGCTTTATCTAGAACTAATCCAATAACTTTTGAATGGACTGGTTCTGCATTGCGAGTTTGGGTAAATGATGTTCATGTAGGAACATTATTTGAATAATATAAATCCGCACAGCGGTAGAAAGGAATTACAATATGTTAAGTATAACGAAAACAACAAATTTAAGCGGAACATCTGTGATTAACGGTCAATCAGCCATGACAATGTATGCGGCTGTGCCAGAAACTGGCTCATTGACAATTAGTCAGACAATCACTAACAAGGAATTATACCTTGCAAATCAGGCACAATGTGATACTGATTATGAGAATTTTAAATCGGAAGTTAATAAGCTATTAAAGAATGAACAGCAGACAGTCGGTTCAGATACAGCAGATACAATAACAGAGTAAATCATCAGAGAGTGTGGGTTTAAACCTGCACTCTTATTTTTAGGAGGTAAATTATGAGCTTAACAGGATTTCTTTCGTACAGCCGTGTAAATTGGCAACAATCGCCAAGTAAAAGCACTCCGCTTAGTGCAGCAAACTTAAATATAATGGACGCAGGAATTAAGAATAACAATGACATGATTAGCAATATTCGTGACGAGATTACACAATTAAACAGCAATATTGACGTTAAAAACTCTTTTTGCAAAAATATTGCAAGTATAAATGGTACTCTTGAAGGTTATGGCTATAATTATTGCTATTATAATAAATCTACCAAAACAGGGATTTTATACTATGCCTCCAAAATTGAAACACAAGATTCTACACAGAATAATTTTACAGGATATTATGACATAGAAACAGTTCTTGAAAATATGGGTATTACTACCTTTAATAAAATATTGGAAAGTAATTATACTCCATACGATTCCACAGGTATAGTTCGATATAAATTGGTCGGATATGGAACGACATTATTATATAATTCTGCAAATCAGAATTATGTTTTTGCTCGATATTATACAAAAGATGGTAATAAAGGAGCATGGGCTACAAGTGAATTTCAAAAAGGTGATTATATTACAGGCTCACTTATATTTACTTAAGTGAAGAAGATGTAAGGTATTTCTTATCGAACACGACGAACTACAAGAAGCAATTAGCAAGGTTGGCAGTGCCACATAACATTAACAATATAATATTTGCAATCAAGCACCTTAGTGGAAACACTGGGGTGCTTTTTTGATACACATTTTTCTAAATTTAGGAGGTAAATTTATGGGTAGATTATTCGGAATCGACACATCAAGGTGGCAGGGAGACTTTGATTTCAAAAGTGCAAAGGATAATGAGGGTGTAGATTTTGCCATTATCAAGGCAGGTGGTGCTGATGATGGTTTATACGAAGATAGAGAGTTTGAGAACAGCTATAACAAGTTGGAAAGTGCAGGAATCCACAAAGGAGCTTATTTCTTTGGTAACGCATTAAGTGCTGATGAAGCTGTAAATGAAGCCAGATATTTTGCACAGCTCTTAGCAGACAAATCATTCTGTTACCCAGTGTTCTATGATGTTGAAGCAGGCATGGTTACTGGTAACGACCTTACAGACATTATTATGGCATTCCTTGATGAAATGAGAAATGCAGGATATAAGAATGTCGGCTTATACTCATATGAGAACTGCATTAACAATTATGTAGATATTTCAAGAGTAAAAGAAGCTGGTTATGCTGTGTGGGTTGCCAAGTATTCTAGCAATAACCCTAACATCGCTGTTGATTATGATATGTGGCAGTTCGGTGGAAGTGTTAATTATCTTAGAGACGCACAGATTAACGGACAGACAGTAGACCAGAACTATTGTTACACTGATTATTGCACAGACCATGTAGTTGAAGAAATCACAGTGCCAGATTATGAGCCAGTACCAGACACTAAATACCATAAGGGCGATACAGTTAAGGTTATTAACGCTATTCAGTACGATAATGGAGAGCCATTCAGAACTTACTATGATGAGTACAGCGTTTTATCAGCCAGTGGCAGAAGAGTTGTTATCGGGGTTGACGGCGTAACTACTGCTGCTATTGACGAGGATAACATCAGCCTTGTTAAGTGCATTTATGATAATGACAATGATGTCAACACAGATACAGTAAACCGCGGTGGCGGCAAGAAAGTCAGAGTGCTTGATAACATTGATTATGACGGTGTAAGATTTGCGACATATTATGATGAATACGATGTGATTGAAGAGGACGGAGACAGAATTGTCATAGGTATTGGCACAACAATCACAGCTGCTGTCAATATTGCTAATCTTGAATTTGTCGGCGGTGCAATTTCTGATGATACACCTACTGATATCCCATTCAGTGAAGATATTGAAGAGGATAGCGCAGTGAGATTTGTCGGCGATACTGATTATGATGGCACACCTATTAAGGCTTGGTATGACGAGTATACAGTATCAGAAAGAAGTGGAGACAGGGTTGTACTTGTGCATGACGGAGAATTATTCGCAGCGGTCAATGTAACTGATTGTGAATTAGTCTAACCTTAATAAAAATACCGGGAGTGCAATGCTCCCGGTAATATTTTAATTATTCAAATCTATCATAACAGCTATAACAGCAGGAATGGTTGTTATTGTTCCGTTTGTTTTCTTAAATTCCATACCACCCTCAAGAAGTGTTCCGTACACTGTCACATTATCACCAACAAGCAAATTATAATCAAAATCATCTCTATAATATGTCAAAACAACAGTATCATCATTACTGCCATTAACGGCTAAATAATAGCAAGCAATATATTCACTGGATTCTTCACCAGTATGCGTATTTCCGTCTTTATCTTCGACTTCCCCATCATATTTTAATTCCGCTAAAATATTGCCTGTCAACTTGAATTCTTTATCAATATACTTATTAGGTGTACGCTTGAGCATTTCAACAGTTATATCACCAGGATATACACTCTTGTCTCTTGATAATAATGTTTCTTGTTCTGTCTGAACTTCACTGGTACTTTTAACATTACTATCAGAAGCACCATTCTGACACGCTACAAGGCTCAATAAGCACATGACAAGCATAATGCTTACAATTCTCTTTGCCATAGACAAATCCCCCTAAATTTATTTTTATTAATCATATCACAATATGCATAATTTGTCGAATGTTGTCGAAACTTGCGATATCTTTAAGTTGATTTTTACATTATCAGTATTTATAATAATAATTGTCCGAGAGAGTTCGGGCAGAATCTTCAAGTTTCGGCTAGGTGGCACTGTTTGATTGGCGTTGGCAGTGTCACCGCTGAAAACTGTTAATCTACTGGGGGTAGATTGACATACAAGAACAGATGTTCTATAATAACACCATCGCTACCAGTGTTATATCGTGCAATAAGGGGGATATATGGAGAATGAGGAATACAGACAAAAGATTATCGGATTAATAGATAATTGTAGCAATAACAATTTTTTAAAATTTGTATATGAATTAATTTTATCTTTCAAAAAGAAATGGGGCGTTTAACGCCCCTCTTTCTCATACCAATAGGCTATATTGTCAAATATAGTTTGTTGATGTTCTTTATTGAGTTTTATCAGTTTCTTAACACTATCCAACAATTCTTTATCTGACATTAAGTCGGGAATGATATCAGCATTATCAGTAGATAAATTATCTTCCCACCCCATTAAATATGATGGAGAAATATCAAGAATCTGTGCGGCAACCTGAATTTTATCACTTGGAATGTTTGTTACTGCGTTGTTTTCATACTTATATAATGTCTGCTTAGAAACGCCCATCCTCTTAGCTAACTCTACTTGCGACATTTTATTAAGTTCTCTTTGTTCCTTAATTCTGTCTCCAACAGTTTTAATCATTAGTGTTTCCTCCTTTCCTATCGGTAACTTGATTATAGCACAAAAAAGTTACAAGTCAAGAAAAAAATAACTTGACAAGTTACTTTTGCGGTGTATAATAAGAGTAGCTTCAAAAGTTACGAAGTTGGAAAGGAGATGAGAAGATGGTTGATACAAATAAGCTTCGTGGGATTATTGCTGAAAATGGAAAAACGCAGACAGAAGTTGCACAAATGATAGGTGTAACACCCAAGACTTTTTATTTACGAATGCACAAGGGCGTTTTTGGCAGCAATGAAATTCAGATTATGATTGATAATTTGAATATTGAAAATCCTATGGAAATTTTTTTTGCAAAGAAAGTAACTTTATAAGTTACCACAAGGCACATAAGAATTAGAATTTTTGATATTGATACAATAGAAAGTTCTACAAGTTACAGCAGATAGGAATGAGCAGAATCGCTCAAATGCACCTTAAAAGGTCAAAATATATCACACATTATTTAGAAAGGAATGTTTATGGAGCTACAGATTTTTAGCAATTCAGAGTTTGGAGAAATCCGAACCATTACTAAAGATAATGAAACATATTTTATTGGAAAAGATGTTGCAAAAGCACTGGGATTTGCAAACCCAAGAGACGCAATCGCTACTCATGTGTTTGACGAAGATAAGGGAGTAGACACTATCGACACCCTTGGTGGAAAGCAGAGTATGACTGTTATTAACGAATCTGGTGTTTATGCCTTGGTTTTTGGAAGCAGGCTTGAATCTGCTAAGAGATTTAAACACTGGGTTACATCAGAAGTGCTTCCATCAATCAGAAAGACAGGAAGTTACAGTAAGCCTTTGACAACATCTGAACAGATTAGATTATTGGCACAGGGCAACACAGAACTCACAGAGAGAGTTGATAAGGTTGAAGATAAGATAACCAGTATCGAAGAAGAAACTCCGCTTTACGGCTGTGAGATTGAAGAAGTGCAGAAACATGTTAGAAAGAAAGGAATTGAAGTACTTGGCGGAAAGGACAGCAATGCGTACAAAGACGGTGGTATTCGCGGTTCAGTATATTCTGATATATACAAGCAGTTAAAACGCGAATTCGGGTGCGTGGCGACATACAAGAGTATTAAAAGAAAATACTTGGCTGATGTACACGAATTCATCGACACCTATTTGTTGCCAATAGCACTTGCCGAAGTGGTACATGATACAAACATGTAGGAGAAGATATGAAAGAAAAGATAATTAACATATCCGCAACACTGGCAGGAATCAGCCTTATAGCGTTGATTCTAAGACCAGTACAACCACAAGCTAAGATTAATCAGCAGAGTGCAGTGTTAAGTGAATGCTACAACTCACATGTTGTTTATAAGGTTGAAACTGGAGAGATAAGTGTTGATGAATATGAGTTGTCGCTCATGGCACATTTATTGATGGGCGAATGCGGAGCGACATGCAACGATGATGAAATGCTATATCTTGCAGGGGCCGTTGTTTTGAACCGAGTACAAAGTGAATATTTCCCTAACAGCATTGAAGAAGTTATATATCAGTCAGGGCAATATCAATGTACAGAACTTATAAACAGCGGATTCTATAAAGAGCCAACAGAAAGGTGTTGGAGAATAGCAGAAGAATTATTAATAAGCGGATATGACATACCTAGCAATGTGTTGTATCAAGCTGAATTTAAACAAGGTAGCGGTGTTTATAAGAAAGTGCAGAACATGTACTTTTGTTATAAGTAAGGAGTGTTTATGGAAGCAAGGATAAGAGAAGAAATGTTCAACCTGGGAATTCTCTCTAATAAAAGAGGTTACATCTACATAATCGAAGCTGTCAAGCGCTTTGGAAATTTTACATCAATGGAAAATATTTACAACAGTATTGCTAAGGCAACAAATAGGTCGCCAGCATCTATTGAAAGGTCAATCAGAACAGCCATTAAATCAGCTAACCATGATTTATCAGCATGGAAGAATTATGACTGTCTCACAGCAAGAGGGGTTATAACAACGATGTATTACAGATGTAAGGAGAGTGCCAATGAGTAGCATAAAAAGAATCATTAAGTTGAATAGAAACAGGCAGAGAGCCATGAGAGAAAAGGATTTTAGAAAATTCTATACTTTTAGCTGCAAAATCCATCTGATTGAAAGAATGGATAAAGTACCAATAGGAAGTTACATTTTAAGATAGGAGATAAGGAAAATGGAAAATGCAATTAATAACAACAATATCACATTAGTAGGAGTAGTTGAGAAAGAGCCAGAGTACTCGCATGAAGTACTTGGCGAGGGGTTTTATGTATTCTTGCTCAAGTGTTCAAGGACAAGCGGCAACAAAGACGTGTTACCAGTGATGATATCAGACAGACTTACTGATATCACAGAAATTAAGGCAGGACAGGTTGTCACAGTTTTAGGGCAGATACGAAGTTTCAATAAGCACACTGACAATGTGAAGAGCAAGCTGATTCTGACAGTATTTGCAAGAGAGTTTGAAGTGTTGGCGCAGGATTCGAAAGAACTACCATTCGAGGACAATACCAACATGGTCATACTTGACGCTTATATCTGCAAACCGCCTGTATACAGATGCACCCCAAAAGGCAGAGAAATTGCAGACATCTTAGTGGCAGTAAACAGACCATATGGTAAGTCAGATTATATTCCATGTATAGCATGGGGAAGAAATGCGAGATTTGCAGGTGGGCTTGAAGTTGGAGAACACATTCAGATCCGGGGAAGATTCCAGAGCCGTGAGTATACTAAGAAGATAAGCGATAATGAGATTGAGACAAGGGTTGCTTATGAAGTATCAGTAAGCAGGATTGATTACGCAGAGGAGGGCGAAGCTAATGCATAGTGATATTACAGTTTCGGAATTAGCTGCTATGGCAGCAGATAATGAAAAACGTTGTCAAGTATGGCATCCAGTCCAAGGTGTTATATTTGACGGCACGTTTGATGAACTTGACAGACGGCATTATCTTGCAGATAAGACAGTTGATAACTTCTCAATAGAAGATGATGTATTCATTATGAATATATAAATAAGGAAAGGATATATTTATGGAAAGAACAGTTTTAAAAAAGGTAGTACTTGAAAACTTTATGTGCTACGCACATGCAGAGTTTGATTTTTACGCCATTACAAAGATTATGGCTAAGAATGGCAAAGGCAAGTCAACTATTGCCACAGCTTACTTATGGTGCTTATTCAACTGTGATTATGAATTAAAGGATAATCCGGTTGTTAGAAGAGAGATTGACGGAGTATCAGTTGATGATATGGATACAAGTGTTGAGCTTACACTTGATATTGATGGAAAAGAAATAACTATGAAGAAAGTACAGAAGCGTACCTACAGTAAGGATGGCAGCAGTTATAAGGACGACAACAAGTATTTCATTAATGATGTGCCTAAGACATTAAAGGACTTCAATGCATATCTTGATGTTGATATGAATGTATTTAAGATGTGCAGCAATGTAAACGCATTTCTTAATCAGAAGCCAGCAGAAATGAGAGAATACTTATTCGGTCTTGTAGGCAATGTTACAGACCTTGATATAGCTTCACAGAAAGCCGAATTAGCCGAGTTAGTTCCTTTATTAGAGAAATATACAACAGAAGAATTATCCGCTATGAATAAGGCTACAAGGACCAAGATTACAAAGGATTTGCCTATTCTTGACGGACAGATTAAGGAAAAGGAAAGAGACATACAACTTAAACAGGCTATTGAAGTATCTGACCTTGAATTACAGAAGAACAGCCTTAAAGTACAGATTGCTGATTGTGTGGCAAAGCAGACCGACAATGACAAGCTGATGGCTGAATATGACAAGGCTAGTTCAGATATTCTTAATCTTAAGTTTGAGCTTAGTGATATGTCACGCAAGGCTAATGAAGAAAATGTTAAGGCTAGAAGAGAGATTGAGAACAAGATTTCTGATAAGCAGTTTCTTGTTAGGCAGACAGAAAAGACTATTACTGAAACAGAACACGACATATTGAACACAAAGGGCACAATTCAAAGAAATGAAATGCTAATTGAGGATTTAAGAAATCAGTACAGAACTGCACACAGCAGGACATTTGATGAAAATAGCCTTATTTGTTCGTATTGCAAACAGGAATACCCAGAAGATAAAAAAGAAGAATTAAGAGCTGATTTTGAAAGCCACAGAGCAATGGAATTAAAGGTTATTACAGATAGGGGAAACAGAGCAAAAGATACTCTTGACATCGAAAAAGAAACATTGCGAACACTTGAATTAGAATATTCAGAACACAAGGAAAGCCTTGAAATGCTGAACGCAGCTATTGCAGACCTCAAAAAGCAGTTATCAGAACTTCCACAGGAAATTGATGTATCAGCCGCAGAAGAATACAAGACACTTGAACAGCAGATTGCCGAAAAAGAACAGGCTATGCACAAGACTAATGATATTTCAGAAGTTAAGACAGAATTAAAAGCACAGGAAACAGCTTTAAGGCAGCAGTTAGCAGAATGTGAAAGCCAGATTGCAAAATCTGATACGGCAGCAGATGAACAGCGACTTGAAGAACTAAAGCAGACAAGGATTGATTCTGAACAAAATAAAACTAATGCCGAGAAAATTCTTGATTTACTTGATGAATTAGACAAAGCAAAGAATGAAGCCTTGACAGAAGCAGTAAACAGCCATTTTGGGTTAGTTAAGTGGCAGTTGTTTGAATATGCCAAGAATGGCAATTACAAGAGCTGTTGCATACCTACTGTTGATGGAAAGAGCATTTTAACAACTATGTCTAACAAGGGTAACAGGATTTTAGGCAGAGTTGATATTTGCAATTCAATCCAGAAGATTAGCGGTATATCAACGCCTATCATTTTGGACGATTCTGAAAGCCTTAGTACGGACAATCAGAAGAAAGTTGCTGAAATGGTAGATAGTCAGTTGATTATGCTGATTGTTAATGATAGCGAGAAATTAGAGATTGCGGAGGGATAATATGAAACTCTATTTTTATAAAATAAATGCAGATGAAAGATGTGGAAAGGTAGGAATTGCAGTACAGGTTTGCGAAGCAGAAGAGAAGTTGAAGATGTATAAGGCTGTTAGAGGTTCTTTTCCTAACGACTTTAGCTTAGTAAAGAAAAACGAAGCTGGACAAGTGGAATATGGTTGCTTGTTTCTTACAGAGCCTAACTTTGAGTATGCAAAAGAAAAATTTAGACTTAGAGCGGAACGAATAATTGCAGACAAGTTAGAAGCAATCGAAAAGCTCAAGGCTGAATTAAAAATAATAAATGAAAGTGAGGAATAATTATGATTAAAGCAGAAGACGGAAAAATTATAATTGAAGGCAGAAGAGACAAAGTTTTAGCGGAGGTAACTACTATTTTGCATGTGCTTAAAGAGACTGTTTCAGAGGAAGAGTACAAAACGGTGATTAGACTTGCTGATAAAAGCAAGGAGCAGGTAAGTGACGAAATTGAGAAAACGAGAGAGAAAACAGAGAAAATGAAAGAAGAACTCAAAAAGTTACTTGGATTATAGGAGGATTGATTATGGCAGAGAATACAGCAGTTGCGGAAAAGAAAGCATTTACCACCTCATTAAGTGAGTGGAGTAATACAATGACAGGGCTTATCATTAATGATTATAAGGCTGTTGGAATGGATATGGACGATTACGCAAAAGAGTGCGCTATGGAAGCTATGACAAGCATATTCAATCTCGTTAAGAGTGACCCTAAGATTAACATGAGAAATCTTGATACAAGTAATTTGAGAGGCATTGTCAAGCGTTGTGCAAGCCTTAAATTAAATGCTAGTGCATATCCAAGAGAGTGCTATTTTCAGTTAAGAAATGTAAAAGTAGGAACTGACCCACAGACAGGCAAGGATATATGGCAGAAACAGGTTGAAATGGGAATCGAGGGTACAGGTTATGACTCTTTGCTCGCAAACTACGGAAAAGATGTTAAACAGGTATATCCGTATTGGGTAATTAAAGAGGGTGACAAGTACATACCACCTAAGCATAAAGGACTTACAGTTACAGAGCCAGAGTGGGAAGAAAACGGATTATCTGATAAAGCGGTAAGAGTTGTATATCCTGTTAAGTTGTTAGACGGAACAGTAACATATCTTTCTGCTGATAGAGACAGCGTTAAGGTAAATCTTTTAGCTCATGTTAAGCAAAACATAATGAATGAGACTTTTGGTATTTGTGAGGATAGATACCACGCCACACCAAAGCAGAAAGCAGAAATTAAGGCTAAGAAAGACGAGATACTCAATGCCTTAAGAGTGTGCAAGACGGTTGATGAAATGCTTGAATGCGAGCTTGCAAGACCTTTTATAAGCGGTGCTTGGCTTGATACCCCAGAGAGTATGATACAGAGAAAAATGTGTAACAATGCAACAAGGAAATATCCTAAGAACTATGACCCAATGGCACGACAGGCACAGGTTGAAATGGACGAGGTATATCAAGTTACACAGGCTGAAATTGCCGAAAATGCTAATACTGTTGAGTTTATAGAAGATAAGGCAGATGTAGTTGACGACACAGCCACGGAAGTAACCGAAGAACAGGCAGAAGATAACACATTACCGCCATTTATGCAGGCAGAATAGGAGATTGAGTATGAGAATAATTTCGCAGGATGGAACAATAGATGTTCCTTATGAATATATTTCTTTGGTAGTATCAATCGGAAAGTGCAAAGATGTGGAACACGTTTGTATCTATTGCCACAACATATCCGCACCGCATGGCACTAGATTAGCAGAGTATTCTAGCAAAGAAAAGGCACTTAAAGCTATGGAAATGTTGAGAGAAAAATATCTTTCTAGAATGGAGCTTGATGGTGGCTATGACATTGTGAATAAATGCTACGTACAGCCTAACTATTGGGTACTTCCTAAAGTCTTCCAGTTCCCACAGGATGATGAAATTGAGGTGTGAGTATGAGAATTATTAAAGGCAAAGAAAAAGAATACAAGGATTGGTACGACAAGAATAGTGGCGGATACAGCAGAGCTTGCTTCACTTATGCTGAAAGGTGGGCTGAACTGTTGGAAGCAGAAATCGACAAGAGCAATGATGTTATGAAGTGTTTTGCTGATAATGCCGACAGATTGAGCCGTGAAGCAGACACAGAGGGCATAACAGGATTTATGTACGGATGCGCAGTTAGTATTCTTTCGCAGTGCTGGGAATACGGAGAGTATTTGAGAAAATGGCACAATAAAGAGTATGAATATGACGGAAAAGGTGTTGTTAATCCAGCGCTTATGAGGATAAGCAAATGAAACTTAAATGCTTAGGCTCATCATCAGCCGGAAATTGCTATCTGCTAACTTCCGACAGTGGAGAAACGCTTATCCTTGATTGCGGAATACCGATTAAGGAGATTAAAAAAGGCTTGAATTGGAACATAAGGGGGATAAAGGGTGTGATTATAAGTCACACCCACCTACCCTAGACCACAGCAAGTCATTAAACGATTTTAAATCAATGGGAATACCGATTTATGCACCATATATACAATACGCACAACACGAGGGCATACATCGTTATCACACGATACCATTTAGCGGTTTTAAAGTTAAGGCATTTGACCTAACAACAATAGACGGAAGCTGGACACACACAGACGCAAACGGCGAACCTTGCCCGATATATGGTTTTCTGATTACTCACAAAGAAATGGGAAGAATGCTTTATATAACGGATTGTGAAGTTATTAAGTGGAAATTCAAGAGCATAAACCACATTCTCTTAGGTGTGAACTATGACAAGGATTTAGTTGATACCGACAATCCGAAAGCTAATCACGTTTTCAGAGGTCACTTATCTATTGATACAGCTTGCGATTTTGTTAAGGATAACGATTCGGACAGCTTGCAGAACGTCATAATGTGCCATTTATCAAGTGAAAATGCTGATAAGGATAGTTTTATCGAGAAAATGAAAAATGCCGTAAATGGGGCGAATGTGGACGTTGCGGTTGCAGGCAAAGAATGGATTTTAAGGAAAGGAGATGAACCACCATTTTAAGTAATTGGAATGATATAAAAGAACTGATGGATTGCTTTCCAAGGAGCGTTATTAACCATAATGGAGAGTTTATAGCACATATCAAAAGTAACACATATTTTATTTTAAGAGATTGTAACGACAAGGAAGATGTTAAATGCAAGGTTTTAGAGTGGCTTTCAAGACCTGCTTACAAAACAGAACCATACGGAACAAAGCGAAAAAATGATGAATTTCACAGTTTTATCCTTGCAGGAGTAAATGATTACCTTGGTACAGATTTTTCAGAAAAAGACATGGATAAGATTTATACATACTTAGGCAATGCTTGCAATCACAAAAAGACATTGAAATTTATTGAAAGTGGCTACGATATGAGTATTTTGAAAGATGATTAAGGGAAGGAGATGAATGTCCGTTTTGATTAGAGAAAGCAGAGATAATTACTGGATGTTAAATTGGCTCGATAAATTTATGGAAGGTCATAAAGGATTTATATGTGGAGGTTGCTTCAAAAATATTTTTAATCAAGAGAAAGTGAAAGACCTTGATATATTCTTTCAAAACGAGGGTGATAGAGCCGAAGCAGTTGATTACTTTGACAGCATGACAGCCGGATATACTGATGGAACAATGGAAGATACTGTATCGGAAGATGAAGCCGAATATAGGTTTTTGTATGAAAACGATAATGTAAAGGCTTATGTTCATAAAGAAACAGGAATAAGGCTTGAGCTAATCAGTAAAATCTATGGAACAGCAGAGCAGATTATAAGCCAATTTGATTTTTCTATCACTAAATTTGCTTACTACAAAGCAGAGGTTGAAGATGAAACAGGGGCAGAAGTAGAAGAGATACCTTTTGATAATAGTGATAAAGCTGAAACTCATATTGAATACAGGGTTATATATGATGATAAGTTTTTTGAACATTTACATCTTAAAAGGCTTGTCATTGATGATAAAATCCCATTTCCAATGAGTACATTTGAAAGAATATTGAGATATGCAAAGTACGGATATTTCCCTTGCAGAGAAACAAAATTAAAGCTGATTAGGGCTTTAAATGAGTTAGATAGCAGAGAGATTGAAGTATCTGAAAGTCTTTATAAGGGTTGGGATTAAATCCTAGTGAGTGTCCGTTTTAGAAAGGAGCAGTAATGAATATTGATGATTTTATAAAATATGCGAAAGAAAAAGCAAGAGAGCATAGATACCATGCGGACTTCTTTGAGAGTGATAATCCTATGAATACAGCTTGCATTAAAAGTGCGGAAGATTGTGAGCAGTTAGCTGAATTAAGAGGTGGGATTGATGATAACCACACTTGCAACTGCCAGCACAACAGCAATTCGAGAGATAATGAGCCTTGTTGCAGATGTGATAGCAGACACACCAATGCCGACAGGATAAGGAATATGTCGGATGAAGAGTTAGCAGAGTTTCTTGTCGGATTTAAGAACACATTCGGTGAAGAATACGAGGGAGAAGCTAGTTGCGTGGAATGGCTTCAATCAGAAGCGGAATAGGAGAGAATATGGCAAGAATATTTAGAGTTAGTGGCTATTTAGTTTGCGATAGAGAAACTACAGCAAAAGAATTAGAAAGTTATTTTGATGCTATGCCTGGCGAATGGTGGCAGCAGTTTCATATTGAACAGTCGGAAGAATTTAATCTTGATGGAGAAGATAAGCCAAACTGTGACCTTGCGTTACTCACAAGGCATTTTAAGAAAGATGTTGATTACAATTTTGACCGACCTATTCCACAGAAAGGCGAGAAATATAAGCATTTCAAGTTAGGTAAGATCGTTACTATTATCGGTATTTCAAGGCATACAGAAACAGAAGAAATATCAGTTGTATATGAATATGAGGGGCATATCTGGAACAGACCTCTTGAAATGTTTATGAGCGTGGTTGATAAGGAAAAATATCCTAATGCAGAACAGAAATACAGATTTGAGTTAGTAGAAAGTGAGGAAAAGTAATGAATCGTATAATTTTATGTGGAAGAGTTGTTAGAGAGCCAGAGATTAGATATTCACAGACAGCAAACGGAAGTATGGCAGTAGCAAGATACACATTAGCTGTTGACAGAGCTTTTAAGAAAGAGGGTGAACAGGCAGCGGACTTTATTAACTGTATCGCATTTGGCAAGAATGGAGAGTTTGCGGAGAAGTATCTTCATCAGGGAACTAAGATTATCGTTGAGGGTAGATGGCAGACAGGTAATTACACTAACAAGGACGGACAGAAAGTCTACACTAATGATTGCGTAGTTGAAAGACACGAATTTTGCGAAAGCCGTGCCAATCAACAGAACAATAGTAATGGAATTATAGGTAGAAACAGTCCAAGTGCTGATTCAGATTCCTTTATGTCAATTCCTGATGGTATTGACGAGGAATTACCATTTAACTAATTCACTAAAGGTAATAAAACAGTTAAATATTATGAAAGGAGATATTATGAGCGAAGAAAAATTAAGAGTTTGGCATAATTGCCAAGTTGGAGCGGTTAAGAACTTCTATGTATCAGTTGATAGCATTGAAGAAGCGTGGAGCATTCTTAATACGCTATGGAGATATGATTTGTTTCAGTACGAAAACAGAATTAAACCCGATTACTGTAACGCAAGCGGACTTGAATACTACGATTTTGAAGATCAAGAATGGCGCGAATGGTATGACGATGACGGATATGACATTAGAGAGCATTTTGAAAACGAGGAGGAAGAATGAACACAGAAGTAATGTTTAGTAGCAAAACAGACCAGTGGGCTACACCGAATGATTTCTTTGACAAACTGAATGAGGAATTTCATTTTACATTAGATCCTTGTGCTGATGAAATTAACCATAAGTGCGAGAAGTATTACACAAAGGAAGATGATGGACTGAAACAATCTTGGAATAATGAAAGAGTTTTTTGCAATCCACCTTACGGAAGAGAAATAGGTAAATGGGTTGAAAAAGCATACGCAGAAAATATGATCGGCGGTGCTTATGTAGTAATGCTTATTCCTGCAAGAACTGATACAAAATGGTTTCACGATTACATATACAACAAGCCGAATGTTGAAATCAGATTTATCAAAGGCAGATTGAGGTTTGGAAATTCTGAAAACCCTGCACCATTTCCGAGTATGTTGGTAATTTTTAAAAGAGAGCCATTGATGATAAATGTGTATGATCTTATTGATTATTTATCAAAGCCAAGAGGGGATTTGCTGGAAACTATAAGCAAAGGTTGTTCGGTTTACGAGATTAAAAAATTTATTGAAGATATAAAGGAGTGTGAACCGATTGAGTAATATGCGACAAATATATGCAATCAAAAGCAAAAACGAAAAGCGCATCTTAGATGTTTGCCCTGGCATGGAGCACAAGAGCGGCATTTATTTCTACACTAGAACCGATGAAAACGGAATATCGTACTTTTATATCGGTCAAAGCGTAGATTGCTTAGAACGTAGTATATCGCACTTGACAGGCTATCAGCACATAGATTTATCAATCAAGAAAAGAGGATTTTATAGCGAAAACAATCCTTATGGTTGGAAGTTGAATGTTATGTACTATCCGAAAGACAAGCTTGACGAAATGGAGCAACATTGGATTTTGGAATACACAAAAAGAGGTTATCAGTGCAGATATAACAAGACGGCTGGCGGTCAAGGAGAGGGCAAGGAGAAGATAAATGAATTTAAAGCTCCTAGAGGCTACAGAGACGGCATACAACAAGGCAAAAAGGTGTTGGCAAGGGAGTTATCGTCTATCGCAGAAAAGCACCTTATAATCCGCTTAAAGCCAGAAAAAGAGCATAACAAGGTATCGCAGAAACAGTATGAGAAGTTTATGGATTTATTGAAAGTGGGTGAAAGCGATGAGCAGTAAGTTGCACAAAATACCGCATTTCAACACTTATGATGATATAAGAGTTGAAATGCAAAACGATTTACAGTACAGGCTTGCGAATAGAACGGATGAAACATCTCTTGGTAGACCTTTATATTATCGAATAAATGTACAGTTGATATTAACACAGGAATGTCCTTATAACTGTCCGTTCTGCTTAGAGAGGAAGAACCCTATGCAGGGCGATAATAATTTTAAGGCACAGATTGAGTCGTTAAAAAAGATACTGTCGGAACATCCCAATGCAAGGCTCACAATTACAGGCGGAGAGCCGGGGCTATATCCTAACCATGTTTCAGAACTTATTGATACATACAAAAAGCATAGCAATAATGTGTTTTGTTCAATCAATACTACTGGATATTCAAAGGAACTTAACGGATTAGCACATATCAACTTATCATATAACGATTATGTGCATAAAAGCCCTAGTGATTTTCCTAATTGCACAGTCCAAACAGTAGTTGAAAATCCAACGATTGAGTATATTAAAGATTTTATGAAAATGGAAGCTGATAATTTTTCGTTCAGATTTTTAAGTGGACTTGAAAAGAAAGATTATCCTGTAAAAATTTGGAATGATTTACAGAATGATGATGATATTGATATTCATACATTTAGAATCGGTGATTTCTTTGCATATGCAACATTTGACTATATGGGGAAACATGCAAGGTTGACATTAGGGGATATGTGGCAGCAGAGAAACAATGATTATAAAGATGGATACTCAAATATTATTATCCATCCCGATGGAACTATCGGAACTAATTGGAGATAAGAAAGTGGGCGATTCAGAATGAAGATTTTAAGCAAAAAGAAATACAATAAACTCATTGAAGATTTTGAAAAATCACAGAAAAAGGTCGAGAAACTCGAAAGGATAAACGAGAGCCTTGGAAAAAAGTTAGAAGATAAAAAGACAAGTTGCAAAATGAATAACGGAAAAGACTTCTGTTTTAATTGTGCAAACTCTTACAGATACAAGACATATTGGGGAACAGCAAAAATTGAGCGGTGTGGCTGCCTACTTGATGTGTCTTGTGAGAGCTTTGAAAGAAAAGAAGATAACTAACTAAAAATCAAAGAAAGGAATAGGTTGTCGCGACATAAAACCGAGGTTTCCTTTTGGTAGATTTTATGAATTTTGAAAATTATTCTTGTGATAATCAAATGAGCATATTTGACTTCACAAGAGAACCAATCAGCATAACAAAGCCCATTCGCTTAATAGAACTTTTCGCCGGCTACGGCAGTCAGGCAATGGCACTAAAGAGAATAGGCGCTAAGTTTGAACATTACAGAGTTGTTGAGTTTGATAAGTACGCTATTGCAAGCTATAACGCAGTACATGGTACGGATTTCCCCACAATGGACATAACAAAGGTTCATGCAGAAGATTTGAATATTTGCGGCACAGAAACCTTTACTTACCTACTTACTTACTCGTTTCCTTGCACGGATTTATCAGTTGCCGGGAAACAAGCTGGAATGTCTAAGGGAAGTGGTACAAGAAGCGGTCTGTTGTGGGAAGTTGAGAGAATACTAACAGAAATTAGAGATAGTAACGGAGAATTACCACAGATTTTGTTCATGGAGAACGTGCCACAAGTACATGGCAAGAAAAACATCAATGATTTTGAGAAGTGGTTGGGTTTCCTGGAAAGTTTAGGGTACACAAATTATTGGCAAGATTTGAATGCTAAAAATTATGGAGTGGCGCAGAATAGAAATAGATGCTTTATGTTTTCGTTCCTTGGCAATTACTCATATGATTTTCCACAGCCTATACCACTCAAAAAGAAGTTGAAAGACTATCTTGAGGATAATGTAGATGAAAAGTATTACATCAACAATGAAAAGGCTGACAAGCTGATAAAACAGCTTATTGGAAACGGCACATTGCCACAACACAATCTTGACAGACAGACAGACAGACTTGCGTTGACGGAACAATCAATAAACCACAACAAAGAGAAGTTGCAAACTGTATCAAAGCAAAATATGACTGCGGAATCTCAAATTTGCGGTCAGACGGAAACTTGGTTGTTAAAGGATATGGGAGAGACGGCAGGCAAACAGATTGATATAGCCGTAACTCTTAGGGCAAGAGATTATAAAGGCTTTGATAATTATGGAAGCAATGGAGTGATTGAATGGAAGTAATAGGTAGTATATACGCTGGAGCTTCTGCTGATTTTCAAAGAGGTGTATGTCCGATTGCAAGATGCGTAAAGGCTGGAAACCACGATTTAGGAGTAATTATGGCAGATGTAAATGTAATAGGTTCTCTTGAATCAAAATTTGAGAGCACCAACAGAATTTATGATGAGGGGGCAAACATTGAGTGCAATGCAAGGTGGAAATCAAGAGCCTAAAATTCTTGAAGTGAAGCAGTTAGGATTTATGGATAATGGAACAGGCAAGCACCAATCAAACACAGTATATGACGAAAATGCACTTTGCCCTAATATCACAACAGTCGAGGGCGGCGGTACACAACAGATTAAAATATGTGAAAGTCAGATAGTTGCTATGCGTGGCAGAAATCCAGACAATCCGTCAGATAGAACCGCAGGAAACCCAACGGAGCAGAGATTAGAGGTAAATATGCAAGGTACAAGTAATTGCTTAACGAGTGTGCAAAAAGACAATTTATTACTTGAAAATAATATCCAAAAAGTCGGTCAAATATCAAGCAATGGATCCCAATGCGGTACAGTTATTTCTGATAACGGCATATCTGCTAATCTTGTAGCTGGCACACACGGATATGCAAATAGCCATATAGCTACACAATATCGTATCAGAAAGCTAACACCGAGAGAGTGCGGACGGCTGATGGGTGTATCTGATGAAGATATTGACAAAATGGCAGCAGTAAACAGTAATACGCAGTTGTATAAGCAATTCGGAAACAGTATTGTCGTAGATGTTATGTGTGCTATGTTTAAGAATTTGAACATCAATCAAGGAGATACAGTATGAAAGACGAAACAAAGCAGGAAATACAGATAGTCCTTGACCTACTCAAAGGCAGTCTTACAAGAAATGGTGTAAGTATGGCAACGGACAATAGTGGCAACTTGATGTTCTTTGATACAACAGCTTATATCAAGAGTAAAGGCAAGGAATTCGACGGATTCAGAGTTAATATCAACGATTTAGTGAAGTAACAATGTGACAGAACTTGAAGAATAGGAGCAATAATATGGCAATATATAGAAATGTTCAATTATCATTTTGGACCGATAACAAGGTTGAAGATGATTTTACGCCAGAGGACAAGTATTTCTACATATATTTGCTAACAAATCCACAGACAAATATATGTGGGTGTTATGAGGTTAGTTATTCGCAAATGACAAGGCAGACAGGTTATAACAAAGATACTATTATCAGGCTATTAGAAAGGTTTGATAAAATACACAAGGTTATTAAATTTGATTCAGAAACTAAAGAAGTGCTGATATTACATTGGTATAAGTATAACTGGAGCAAATCAGAGAAAGTCTTGGCAGGGGTTTTAGGAGTTGCCAAACATATTAAATCTGATGAATTTAGAAAATATGTTAATGATATAGTTGATTTCATTAAAAATGATACCCTATACATAGGGTATACATACCCTATGGAGACATCTGTTTCTGATACTGATTCTGATACTGTATCTGATTCTGTTTCTGTTAATAATAATATAGTAAATAAAAAGAAAGATAATATAGATAATAATATATATATAAATATTATTAGTTACTTAAATAACAGATGTAATACCAGATATAAATACAATACACCTAATACTAAGAAACATATCGGGGCAAGAATCAAAGAGGGATATACTGAACAGGATTTTTACACAGTCATAGATAAAAAAGTCAATGAATGGCTTGGAACTGAAAGAGAGAGGTATTTAAGACCAGATACCTTGTTTGGCACGAAGTTTGAGAGTTACCTTAATCAGAATGTTGTTTCTGAAAAGCAAGGCAATCAGAATTTTAATAAGGGTGCTATTGACTGGGATAATGTATAAAGGAGCGATGAAAATGGAGAAATTTTATATTGTAACAAATGAAGATTATTTAAAAGGGTTACATCGTGATGAAGTAATAGAAAAAAACAGAAGAGAATTTATCAAAGATTTTTTCAATCGCATAGGAATAAGTGGGAATCATTATTATATGTGTGGAAATGGTAGTGTTAATGTTGCGTTTAAGGAAAATACAAAAAGTAATATTGAATTATATATTGATGATATACAGGAAAATGGCGAAAAATTTGGCAATCAATTAAACAAGCCTAAAATGTTTGCAGGTCAAAGTATGAGAAAGTTTAAAAAAGGCTGCAAAATATTAAAGCAATTTCAAGATGAATGTATTAAAAAGGAGATAGTTATTAATATTTATCCTTTGAGGTGCGGAGACTACTTCAAAGAAACGGAAATGGGTGGCTATTCAATAACAAGATTTAAATGCAATGGAAAACAATACTTGCGTATGAGTACTAATTGCTATAATTCATTAACTCCTTGCGAAAATGGCTTTGAAGAGATAAAAGGTAGTGAGTTTTTTAAAGCACTTGAATCAGTAAGGGCAGGTGGTAAGAATGAGTAGATTAGATGATACGCTCAATAAAATAAATTTTAGAAGTGATTATCCGTACAACGGAAAGATTGAATCACTTTTAAGAACAATAGCAATCAATAGTGCTATTATATGTGACAAGTTAGACGCTATATCGAATCAATTAAAAGGGAGCAGCAATGACAAGAGAAGAAACGGTTAAAATTATCCGCATTATGTGTGATTGCTACCCTAACTACAAACCTAACAATTTATCCGAAACAGTAGATGTGTGGAATATGATGTTGGAAAATTACAGTTATGAACAAGTGTCAGTCGCACTTAAAGCATATATCAACTCTGATATAAGCGGATTTGCTCCAAGTATAGGACAGTTGATAGGTAAAATACAGACTATATCACAGCCACAGGAACTTGATGGAATGGCAGCTTGGGGGTTGGTCAGTAAGGCGTTACGGAATGGTACATATGGGGCAGTTGAAGAATTTAACAAGCTACCACCACTTGTCAGGCAAGCGGTTGGTATGCCAGATAACCTTAAAAACTGGGCGACATCAGATTACCAGACGATTGAAACAGTAATACAATCAAATTTTCTAAGAACTTACGAAACAGTTGTTAAGCGTACGAATGAAATAAATCGTATGCCGAACAATATCAAATCACTTATCGAAAAGACGAATGCAAATTCGTATAAGGCTCAAATCGAGCAAAAATTCCAAAGAGATATAAATACATTACAAATTAAAGAAAATGCCCTTATTGGTCAAAATACAAACGCAGAAGAGTATATTGAAGCACCTCAAGATATTCAAGAAAGAATAAACGCCATGAGGTAAAAATTATGAAACCCAAAAATTGTATTTATCCCGATTGCTTTAACTGTACTTTAGATGATTGTTTATACAATACGCTTGAACAGCCGGATATAGTTCAGCAAAATAAACTAGATAAAGAAATTGCCTTTAGAAATAAATTAGAGCAATTAGAACCTAAGCAAAGAGCAAAGGCTATATATGACAGAATGTATGAACAGAGCGAAAAAGGCAAAGCTAGACGCAGACGATATAATCAGTCAGAAGAACATAAAATTAGCCAGAAGAAATATTTTCAGACTAAAAAAGGCAAGGCTGCACAAAAAAGGTATAAGCAATCAGAAAAAGGCAAAGCTGCACAAAAAAGAATAGAAGCTAAAAGGATTGAAACCGGTAAAAATGCCATATACTGTAAAAGATATCGGGAGAAAAAGAAAAGAGAGGCTATGTTAAATGAGCAAGTCGGAACAACGAAGATTTCAAGAACAAATGATGAGAGTTCAATTAAACAGGCAGAAGAATAAAGAAAATAAAGAAATGTTTGGTAATGCCTTAACGATTCTATTATGGGTCCTACATGATAAATTTGGATTTGGAAATAAGCGACTAGAACGGCTTATTGATGAGATTGACAAATTCAATGAGAATTTTAACGCAGGGCTTATAGATCCGAAAGAACTTATTGAACAGTTAGAAGAAGAAACAAAAATAAAAATTAAATATTAAGGAGTATGGCTTATGAAGTTTTCGGGACTGACTAAGCCGGAACTTGAAAAGATATTGGAAAATGCCAATTTTACCGAGGAAGAATTGAGAATTTTCAAGTTGCTTGTGGGTAATATGAGCTTAGAGCAAATTAGCCAGAGGCTCATGTTATCCAAAGCAACAATTTCAAGGAGAGTTAAGGATATAAAAATCAAGAAAGAAAGGACTGATGAAATGGTTAAAACAATCCCTATATGGGAAAAAGTAACACTGACAGTTGAAGAAGCGTCTGAATATAGCAATATTGGAATTAATAGAATTAGTACAATGCTTAATGAGATTAGTTGCCCCTTTGTTTTAAAGGTCGGAAATAAAAGGCTTGTCAAGCGTAAAGAGTTTGAGAAATATATAGAAAAAAGCAGGGAAATATAGAGATATATTGAAATATAAGCTATTGTGTAGTAATATTAATTATCACGCAATAGCTCTTTATTTATTGAAAGGAGCTAAAGAAAATGGGAAAGGATTTAAAAGGTAAAGAGCTAGGAAATGGAATCTGTCAACGGAAGAACGGAAAATATTGTGGCAGGTATGTTGATAGATTCGGTCAGAGAAAAAGCATTTATGACGATAAACTGTCAGAATTAAGAAAGAAACTTGCAATTGCAATAGCTGATAGTCAGTCATTTACAAGCATAAGAGATAACATTAAGTTGGACGATTGGTTTAATCGTTGGGTAGATGTGTACAAAAAGAAAAGTGTACGCCCCAATACACTTAGGGAATACACTCACATATACACTAAGAATATATCACCTTTTTTGGGAAAACGCAACATAAATTCCTTTGTTAAGTCGGATATTCAACAATTAATTGATATTACTGACGATAAGGGCTATGGATATGAACGGCAAAACAAAATTAAAGTTATATTATCAGACATGTTTTCAAGAGCGATGGAAGATGAGCTTATGTCCAGAAATCCAACAAAAGGAGTTAAATTGAGGGCAAAAAAGGAAGTTTTCGCTAAAGCATTAACAATTGATGAACAAGAAGTATTTTTTGAATGCTGTGCTGGCACATTTTACGACAATCTATTCAATATTGCTGTAAATACAGGGTTGAGACCGGGAGAACTTTTTGCCTTAACTGAAAATGATATTGATTTTGAAAATGGGCTAATAAATGTATCTAAGACGCTTGTATATCAGAAATACCTTGATGATGAACGCAAGGAATTTCATTTAGAAGAGCCTAAAACAGAACAGAGCAATAGGAAAGTGCCTATGAACAGCTTATGCAGAAAGCATCTTGAAAGGCAGATAAGGCAGAAGCATGTTATCAAAAACAAACAACCTAAAGAGCAGAACGACTATTTATTTACAACAAAATTTAACACACCACTTAATTCGGTTTTATACAGTGCGGCGATTGATTCTATTGTAGATACAATAAATCTTGTCCGTTCTGTTGATGAAGAAATGGAATATTTTAGCGGTCATGCTTTAAGACACACATTTGCAACAAGATGCTTTGAGGCGGGTGTGCAGCCGAAAGTTGTTCAATCATATTTAGGTCATGCAACATTACAAATGACAATGGATTTATACACACATGTTATGCCACAGAAAGCAAGTGACGACATTGAAAGAATTGTTAAAAACGAAAATAAAATTGTTGACTTTGTGAAAAACGTGGTGTAAATGCGGTGTAAATATACGCCATACACCAACTAAAAATCCAGTATTTATGCTATTTAGAAGATTAAAAATGTATAATATTTTAGAAACTTATTATGTGTACCAGATAACTCCTTATGACCTTAATGAGAGTTATGATAATTACTGTATTTAAGGGATTTTGCGGAGGATAAAATAAAAGTGCTTACTCCATCTATACACCACATAAATCTATATATTTCTATGTATTTCAATGGCAAAATGGTGTAAAAATGGTGTACGGAAAATTTAATGGTGTACGGATAAAGACAATTAAATAAAAGAGCTTTTGCGTGATGTAAATATGAGAAGAACTTGATAATGTTCTTCTCTTTTTTTATGCCAAAATTAAGTTAGAAAGAGAGGTAGTGCGAATGTTTTCGGATGAAATTAGAGAAAAAATCTTAAGCAAAGAAGAATTACAGAAACTTGACTTAGTAACATTATCTCTTGTTATCCACGCAATCGAAGAAGTCTTGGAGGAGGTAGAAGATGATAAACAATCCTTATCAGACAACACCTATGATGAATAATAATTATATGCCTATGCAGAATCCATATGCGGATAGAATGAACTTTTTGCAAAATTATCAACAGAGCTTACAACAACAGCCTATGCAGATAAATCAACAGCCTATTCCACAGCAGGTGTCAGGCATTAACGGAAGAATAGTACAAACAGTTGAAAATATTAACGCTAATGAAGTGCCTATGGATGGCTCAATGGCATTTTTCCCTAAGCAGGATATGTCGGAAATTTATGTCAAGGGTTGGAATGCTGACGGAACAATTAACACGATTGTGTATAAGCCTTATACAGCCCCAAAAGATAATCAGACAGTAAATTCTATGTCTAACGCAGAAAACGCTAAATTTACCCTATCAGACGAAAGCACACAGCTATTCTTAAATAAGTTTGAAGAGTTATCAGAGAAAATAGGACAGTTAGAAGATAGATTTGATAAATCTTTAGGAACACAAAGAAAAACTTCAAGAACTCAAAGTAAAGGCGGTGATGAAGAATGAACCCAATTAACATTTTTCAGATGATAAAAGCTGGTCCGCAACAGTTCATACAGCAGATGATGGGAAATAATCAGATGATGAATAATCCCATAATGAAAAATACTATGCAGATGGCGCAACAGGGTAATACGCAAGGCATAGAGCAGATGGCTAGAAATTTATGCAAGGAAAAGGGGTTAAATGCAGATGATGTATTTAATCAGATAAAAAGTAGATTTGGTAATTAGTAGCATATTAGATGTCTTTGCAAACTACCTAGGTGACATCTTTATGAATATATTTTTAGGAGGTAACAATATGTTTTCAAACTCAAATTGTGCCAGCGTACCATTAGTTGCTAATATTGACGGCAACGGCAATAACGGCGGATGGGCTGACGGCGGATGGCTTTGGATAATCGTTGTATTCGCATTACTCTTTGGATGGGGCAATGGTGGATTTGGCGGTTTTGGCGGCAACAATGGTGGTGGTTATGTTGCGACAGCGGCTACACAGGCTGATATTCAGAGAGGATTTGACAACTCCGCAGTTATTAGCAAGTTAGATGGCATTTCCAACGGACTTTGTGATGGATTCTACGCTATGAACAATAGCATGCTTACTGGTTTTAATGGTATTAACACAAATATCATGCAGACTGGTTATGGCATCCAGCAGGCTATTAACGCTGATACAGTCGCTAATATGCAGAATACAAACGCTTTACAGGCACAGCTTGCTAACTGCTGCTGCGAGACGAGAGAAGCCATTCAGGGTGTAAACTACAACATGGCAACTAACACTTGTGCTTTACAGAACACAATGTGCAACAACACAAGAGATATTATCGACAGCCAGCAGGCAGGAACAAGAGCTATTCTTGATTACTTATGTACAAAGGAAAATGCAGATTTGAGAGATAAGGTACAGAAACTTGAGCTTTCTGCTTCACAGGATAGACAGAATGCACTTCTGACTACTGCAATGACAGCACAGACACAGCAGATTGTCAACTCTGTAAATCCTACAGCTATTCCAGCCTATGTTGTTCCTAATCCTAATGCTTATGCTTATGGATGTGGTTGCAATGCAGGATGTGGCTGCTAAAACTGAATAATTGAGTATCTTAATTGAGTTTAACTCGATTATGTCTGCTATGCAGTATTACTTATAATCAAAGGGCAGGCTATAATGTTTGCCCTTATTTTAATTATCTGGAGGTTTCTAAAATGGAAGAATTAAAAAATAAGTTTATAGAAGCAATTAAAAGCATAGATTTTAATAAGCTTAATATCTATGAATTAAAAACTGTATCAGAAATTTCTGATACAGTAGATAAGATGGCAAAGAAAGATTATACAGAATTGCTTAAAGAGTCTATGGTTTCAATGGGAGTAAAAACTTCAAAAGAAGAGAAACCTAAAACAATAGAAGAAATGAAATAAGGAGGTTTTTATTATGGCTGAATTTTCAAATGTTGCAACACAGACAGTTGCGGTAAACGGAAATGTATTATTTACAGATGCACCAACATCTGTATGCAACAAAGGATATATTTCGCACAGAACAGGAAGCGGATTAATCAACCTTAAAGGTGCTACTAACACTTGCAAAGCAAAGTACAGAGTAGAATTTAATGGAAATATTGCAGTACCGACAGGTGCTACAGCAGGTCCTATATCCCTTGCGATTGCGATAGAGGGTGAACCAGATTTATCAGCACTTGCAATTTCAACACCGGCGGCGGCAGAAGCATTTAACAATGTTTCTATGGCTACAGATGTATGGCTTCCTTGTGGTTGCTGTCAGGCAATCTCTGTTAAGAATACATCTACACAGGCTATCAGTGTTGCTAATGCAAATATCACAATCAACAGAATAGGTTAAGAAAGTGAGGTAAACAACTATGCATATTGAAAGAATACACAAAATGGTTGAGTGCCTTACCGAAAAGACACTATCTGAACTTGATAAGGGCATTGAAAATGTAAATGTTGAGGAAATGTCAGAAGCTGTGGATATGATTAAGGATTTATGCGAAGCTGAATATCGTGCAGTTATCGTCAAGTCTATGAAAAAGGCTGATGAAGAGGAAGAAGAGTATGACAAAGAACTCCTAAGAAGTCTTAAAGCTGAATATGGTGAAGAAAGCGGCAGAAGATACTATGACCACTACCGCTATGCAAATGGCAGATTCGCCCCTAAAGGCAAGGGAACATACCGCAGAGGATATGAAGAACCGCCTTATATGCACATGCACCCAGAAGCAGAGCGTATGAGGGATATAGATAGGGATTATGGCAAGATGTACTATACAGAGCCAATGTCTGAAAGCAGTTATGACAGAGCAAAGAGAAACTACACAGAAACTAAGGAAATGCACAAGAGTAATACGCCAGAAGATAAGGAACACAAGATGAAGTCACTTGACAGCTATACCAAGGAACTTGCAAGCGATATTACAGGTATGGTAGCTGATATGTCGGCAGAAGAGAAGAACTTGCTTAGAACAAAGTTAAGTACTCTTGTATCTAAGATATAATTTTAAGGGCTATGAGTAGCAATATTCATAGCCTGTTTTATTCAGAAAGGAGCATACAGATGATTTTTAGCATTAATGGTACAATGTGGCAAGTACAATATAAAAATTCAAATTCGGGCGAATTAAAGCGGTCAGATAATGTTTCTGTGCTAGGTGTAACTGATAGAAATACACATACAATTTATCTTTCAAATGCCTTGCGCGGATTAATGCAACGCAAAGTGCTAATACACGAAGTATGTCACGCAATCTGTATGTCCTATGATGTGTATTTGCCTATTGAACAGGAAGAGATATTGTGCGATTTTGTGGCAACATATGGAGATGAAGTGTTTGACATTGTTGATATGGTTTTAGGAGCAGTTAGGAGAGTGGGATGATGAGTATTGATGAACTGTTAAAGATAATTCAAAAGACTAATCCGACTATGACAAAGGAAATATTGATATATGAGCTTAGTCAATGCCGGTATGCAAGTAAGGCATTGATTTATACAGAAAAATGTTGTAAGCTGGCAAAATAATTATTCGCCAGCTTTTTCTACGCAGTCAATAATATATCCACTTAATCCTTTGAATCCTTTTTCTTTAGCAATCTTAGACCAGACTTCCTTTTTGCCCTTGGGCGCCATTACTGTAATTCTATCATAGTTTTTCTCATTCCAACGATTTTTTACTTCTGATGATGTTTTTGATTTTGCCATGTAAATATAAACTCCTTTTTGCTTTTGATTATACTACTTGCAAAAGTATGTTGCAATACTTTATAAAGTATGATATAATATATCTATAATCATTAGAAAGGTGGTGCTTATATGGCTGACTTAAACAGTATAGGTGGACTGCATTACGAAATGATGAGAAGATGTTATAACCCCAAAAGTATAGCATTTAAAAGTTACGGAGCTAAGGGGATAAAAGTATGTGAAGAATGGCATGATAGAGATAATTTTAGAAAGTGGTGTAATGAAAATGGATATACAAAAGGTCTAAGACTTAACAGAATTGATAGTACAAAGGATTATTGCCCAGAGAATTGTGTATTGGGAAATAAAAATTGCAAAGACCAAAACAGCGCACACCAAAAACTATATAGAAACATAAGACAAAACAAAGCAATCAAAAAAGAGCTTGGAATTGAAAGATATACTGATAGTCCATTATACAGAAAACACAAGAGTATGATGGAAAGATGTTATGATGAAAAAAATATAAGTTATCCTTATTACGGAGCAAGAGGAATAGATGTTTGCTTTGAATGGAGAGGAAAGGATGGTGTTAAAAATTTTATCGCTTGGTCTATGAGAAACGGATATAAGCATGGTCTTTCATTAGACAGAATAGATAACGATAAAGGTTATTGTCCTGAAAATTGCAGATGGGTTACTATTCAAGAACAAGCAATAAATAAGCGAAGAAATAAAAAATATGAATGGAAAGGGCAAGCACTTATATTGGCTCAAATTTCAAGAATGGAAAATATTTCATATGGTAAATTATATGGAAGAATAAATAATAATCATATGAGTATAAAAGATGCAATCGAAGATATAAAGAAAAGCACCGAATAATCGGTGCTATTTTTTATGCTAACCTTAAAAGTACCCGCCACCCATGCAAAATAAACTTGAGATTCTGGAAATAAAAAATTTGAAAATTTCTGTCAGATTTGCAGTCAATTTTTTCAGTACGCCCCTATATGCCTATGGCTATATGAAAAATAAAGAAACGCCCCCTATATAAAAATTCGAGTTAAAAATTTTGATACGGGCCGGGGTATGCAATTTTGTATTCAAAAATCCGTGAAAAACTTTTCCTAAAATTCGACCTCGATTTCGTTCAAATTTGTCTTGAAAAATTGATGAAAAACTTTAGAACTTTAACAAGCTAAAGTGTACAGCTGATTCTTTACGCTTGTAGGTGTGGCTTACAATTTCGGCGTTATGGTTTTGTGTTTTGCCCTGTGTGGCGGTTTTATTGTGTCGGTGTAGATTTATAAGCCTACAAAGTAAAACAGCCTTAAAACGCCTTTGACAGCGTTGTATAAAATGGGTATAATATGCCTGTCGAGTTGTTGGAAGCTGTCGCCAGCTATGAAGAACTAGCAGAATGCACGCCGCCCCAACTGGGTACACTTGTACACCTAAAAGGCACAAAAAGCCTATATATAAGCATAGCATTATTGTATTAATTTTTCAAGGTACGCAAAGAAAAGCGTATAAATATATACACTTAGTGCTTGCGGCTGGAATCGAACCAGCCAAACCAGAGCAAGCCAAAAAGGGCGCAGATTGTACGCCCTTAATCAAGTTATTAATTGTTAAATTCATAAAATAGACCGCTTTTATTATAACAGGTTGTAAGCCTTTTCAGTCCGTAAAAAATATCATAGTTACAATCAAAAACAGCCTGCAAACCTGCGTATATAATTACGCTTCGCCCATTATCCCAAAAAGAAAAATCTGTTATTTTTTCAAGCTCCAATATTTTAGCCGCCTTTTCTCCGTAGATAAATATAAATTTTTCTAAATTTCCGCGGATTTCTCCGGCTGTTAAAGTGTCTAATTTTTCATATATTGTCATATCGCAGACCTCCATATTCTTAATATTATCCCTTAAAAGGAAAAGCCGCCGCCGGTATCGGTCCGGCTGGCATTCTCTGCGGCGGTTAATTTGCTTTTGCTTCTGTTCTTAAAATCTTAATAGCTTCTTGCGTGGTGTGTTCTCTGTACCATTTCCAAGGCTTCTTGTACGCCTTTGCAAGTGCGAAATCTTCATGCTTTTCCGTTAAAATGTCTCTAACCTTTAAAAACGCTTTCTTTGCCTCTTCTAATCTGTTCATAATGTTTTTACCTCTCTTTATTTATTCCCTTACAGGTAAAGCAAGCCGGGGAATCGAACCCCGGAAGCGCCAACCTTGCTAATTATGCTAAGAGCTGCAAAAGCTCCGCGCGTTTAGTCTGTATCAACTTTTTAGCAGTCATAAAATTAACCGCACCGCTTGTCATATGTTCAATATATCTTACCGCGTCGATATATGCGTCAAATTCCGCCTTGTATGCCTCATCAAAGGCACTTTCTAACTCTTTGCTTTCTGGCTGTTCTGTCCATCTGCTTTCTGCTTCGTCTGCGGCTTTTTCCAGTTGTTCCAACTTCTTAATCTTTTCAAGTAAAATCTTCATAATACTAACCATCCTTTCATTGTATGCTTGTCTCATCAGTGGCAAGGTTGCAACCCTACACCAGACCGCCGCGCGGGCGGTTTCGACTTAAAATTCAATTACTACAAATTCGGTTTCCGTCTCCAACTCTGCAAGCCTTTTCCCTAAAGTTACAAGCATAAAACCATTGTTTCTAAAATCCTTTATAAGGCTGTCAAAGTGTTTTTGTCCGCTGCTTTGATTAAATATTTTGTCATTCTGTTACCTCCTCAATATATATTCTTTCTTCTGCTCCAGTCTCGTCATCTTCATAAACTCCGCCTAAATCATCAAACCAGCTTTCAGCTCCTCGGCGGCTGTATGTCTCGCCATTTAGCAAGACCTTTCCGCTTTCTGTTACAAGTCTGTATTGTTTATCCATGTTTGCGTCCTCACTTTCTTTATTTGTATGATTATAATAGCATATTGCCTTTATAATTGCAATAGTTAATTGCAATAAAAATAAAATAAATTATTGCAATTTAAAATTGATATATCAATAGAGATAAATAATACTTGACATATAGCAATTATTTATTGTATTTTATAATTGCAATATTAAAATACAATATAAAAGAGGTGCTTATATATGATTAAAACAGATAAAGAAATCGCAGAGAAAGCAAGAGAGAGAGCAAGAAAGCAGAACGAAGCCGCAAAAAACAACTGGGATTGTATTACTTGCAGACTTCCAAAAGGCACAAAGGAACGCATACAGGCGCAAGGCTTAACAATTAACGGATTCGTCAATGAATTAGTGCTTGCAGAGCTGGAACGCTTGGAAGCTCCAACAGCTCCAACGAATAACGGCGACAGCTCCGAAAAATGCCCATTTTAATTTTGAAAATATGCAATTATGTATTGCATTTATGTATTGCATGTGTTATTATAATTACAGAAATTAAGAAAGGACAGCCGAAATGCTGAAAGGTGGAAAGGATGAAAGCATATTATACAAGCATATACAACGAGGGAATGATTGGTGAAGTATTAAGACATAACACAGCAGAAGAAGCCGAAAAATATCTTGATAAAGAGTGGGACAGGCTCACAGAAAGAGAACAGAAAGGATTTAAATCAGGCACGGCGGACAGTTTCAAGGCGTTTGAAATTGAAGCAACAGATGAACAGCTTGAACAGATAGAAGCTGGTGACATTGCCCCAGAAGAGCTTGCAACAGAAATAATAAAAGATATGTTATAATATTTAGGCGGTGTATATCTGTTATACATCGCTTTTTTAATGCCTATTGATTAATTATATTTATTGTGTTATTATGCTAATAATTAAATATATAAGATTTACACCCGATAATATTAATATTGTTATCGGGTTATTTTTATGTTATTAAATGTATAATAATTAATCAGCTGGATAAGCTCCAGCGGAAAGGGGAACACATGGAGAAAGTACAGGAAGCACCAGAAAGTCAAGAATTTTTTGAAAATGAAATTGATATGTATTTTAAAAGATTTTGTGCGGAAGAAAACATTGAAGATATGGCAGCGGCTCCACAATCTCTTTTTTATGCCGCTTTAATTTATGTATATAATAATACTTTTAAAGGCACTAACAGATTAAAACTAAAAGGTAAATTACAGGGTTATAATAATAATAATTATAATAATCAATACAGTAATATTAATAATAGTAATTGTAATAGTTATAATTATGAGTACTTAAATTATATAGCAGATTATTATATATATATGTGTTATAAACACAATAAAATATGTACTATATCAGGATATTGTAAATTAACTGGTATAAGAGAAGATGTTATATATAATTGGGGAAATGAGAGCAGAACGCCACAACTAAGTGCATCGGCAAACAATTTATATCAAAAACTGTCAAAAGATTATGAATCTAGCGGAGAAGCTCGACTCTGGTCCGGTAAGAACCCAGTCGGACAGCTTGCGGTCATGAACCGCCGTTTTGGTTGGAACCTTCCGGGTGTCAGCAGAGAAAGTACCACAAAGACCATTAAAACAGCCGCAGACCTTCCGCAGCTTGGCACATCTGGAAACGCTCAAGGCTCTAATGTTCGTCAAATTGCACAACAAGAAATCATTGTGCAAGATGTACAAGAAACCCCACAAAGCCAGTAAACAAGCGGATTTTAGCCGTTTAACTCACGATAACAGCATTTCGCTAAATTAGACTTTAGCGAAGTGATAAAACAGAACATTTGAACGATAAAAGCACGACAAAGCCAGTAAACAAGCGGATTTTAGCCGTTTGCGTGATAATTATTTATTGCGCAATGGCTCCGCTCTGGCTGATTTCATTGTGCAAGATGTACAAACGCAGGGCGTGGGGGTTATATATCCACGCATTGCACGCCTAACTAAGTCGCTCAAATATTCTCAAAAATAAAAAGGCTTATTATATATATTTATATATACATAACCAACCAATAATAATTTATTAAACTATATACAATAACCATTATATTTATTAATATATAGTCCTGATAATAACCCATGTAATATAATTAATTAAATCTACTGTACAAATTTGATAGATAGGTGTATAATAGACACATCTTAATTATTCATAAGATATTCAATAAGCACATCAGAAAACGGCTAATTCAGCCGAGTAAATTCCAAAAAATTTTTAAAAATAGAAAAGAGTTAGGAGTTAGAAATGCAGGGAACAGAGTATCAGGCTTTGGCTATGCGTACTAACGATAAAAAGTCTACAGATAGGCTTATGAACAAGATTAATGACTTAAAGATTGGTAATCGCGGTGAAGATACACCAGAGATTGAATTAGGCGGTGTTCTTAATGCTGCACTGGGTTTATCTGGCGAGGTTGGAGAGCTTAACGACATGCTCAAGAAGTGGATTTTCCATGAAAAGCAGCTAGATATTGACCATGCAAAGAAAGAAGCTGGCGATATTTGTTGGTATCTTGCAATGCTTTGCGAATCCTTCGGTTGGAACCTTGATGAAATCATACAGATTAACATTGATAAGCTTAAATCAAGATATCCAGAGGGATTTGACACTTACAGAGCTAATCATAGACAGGCAGGTGATGTTTAATGAATAACATTCAAATTAGTGGATATTGCGTTGATTGCATAAACCAATTTGCATTATTCAGTGCAGAACCGTGTAAGAGTTGTATTAATCGCGGCGGCAAGAAAGATAACTTTGCTCCGCTCAAAGATTTTGATTTTTCACCTAGTGTTAATGAAAAGCCGGTAAATGACAATGTTAATCACCCGAGCCATTACGCAACCGGTAAATATGAGTGCATAGATGTTATGCTTGAGATATTCGGTGTTGAAGCTGTTAAAACATTCTGTTTGCTCAATGCTTTTAAGTACAATTACCGAAGTGGTAGAAAGAATGGCTTAGAGGATATTCAAAAAGTCAAGTGGTACATTGACAAATACATAGAATTGTCAGAATAGCCGTGTCGGTCAATGAAAGTATAATGGCTACAAAGGATAGTACACTGCGGTTTGTGGCGAATATATACCGAGAATAGCCACTTAATGCACCATAGCCAAGCGGTAAGGCACAGAGCTTTGACCTCTGTATGCGTCGGTTCGAATCCGACTGGTGTAGTTTGTCTTACTTTTATCGTAGACTACCATGTTTTGCATTTTAAGGTAGTCCTCCTTTCATGTACCTCTTTGGATTTTGTTCAGTTAAAAGCGGTGCAAGACCGCTTGAGAGGGCTTGGCGTGTATATACACAGTCATGTGAAAACCAACTTATCAAGAAGCACTCCTTACGAAAATACCCCTAATATTTTATTATTTCTGTTCTTGTTTCTTGATAGCCGTTACAGGCGGCATATGCCGTGTGTCCGGTTGGTCGAGGAAGCAGTCTTGAAAATTGTCTGGGTATAAAAGTCTCTGGGGTTCAAATCCCTAACACGGCGGTTGCCCGAAATGTGGCGTTGATGTGTGGCGAAATGGGTAAACGCTAATTGATGGTTAAGAGAACGGTGTGCGATAAGGATTGCTAGAACAAGTCTGGTAAATAGCTGTAAGCAATTACACCAATAAATCCGTTAGAAAATAAAAATCCATTTATCCCTATTCGTAGGTGCAGACTAACTGACGGAATCTCATGTGTGGTTCAAATCCACACCACATCAATTTCTTATCTCCACTTAGTCGGATACTACTGCAATAGTTCCGGTCGATGGGAGATGTATGAATAGTAGTTGTATTATCGGAAACAGAAAACTCTTTGCAAAATAGAATTTGCAGATTTGAAATGCATTGGCATGGTTTGGTCTGACGGAGTTCGACTCTCCGTGCAACTATTTACAACAAACTAGGTTAGCTACCGAAAAGCACTTCCGCTGTGCCTGTTTGTTGTTTTTATCAATTAAGCGGAGTATGTATCATAGGCATACATAAATAATATCAAGCGGAGGTATTCAATATGGCAGACATTAAAAATGACAACTACATAGCAATTCAAGGGTTTATGGTAAAGGAATTAGGGCTTACAGGAAACGAACTAATTGCTTATGCTTTGGTATATGGCTTTTCGCAAGATGGTGAAAGCAAATTTAAAGGAAGCTTAAATTATGTTGCAGAATGGCTTAATTGCTCAAAAACAACAGCATTTAATCTTCTTAATAAGCTGGCAGATGATGGCTTTATCAAAAAGACAGAGAAACTTATCAATGGAGTAAAATTTTGTAATTATAGTGCAATTAAACTTAATGATGAGGAATTAGAAAAAATAAAAGCAAAAAAACAAGACCGAAAAGAAAAAGAAAAACTTGAACGGAGTTTAAAAAAATTGAATACCCATTCAAAAAACTTGAAAAACCGTTCAAAAAACTTGAACGAGGGCGTTCAAAAAGTTGTACCTAATAAAAATAATATAAATATAAAAGATAATATAAATGACAATATAGGTAAGGACAATACATCAATTAACATTGATGGAGAGGTACATACATCGTTTTCAGAGAAACCGACGGCAAGAGCTGTCACAAGAGATGAGATGTTGCTTAAAGAAAAAGATATGGTTGATAGGTTCAATAACATCTGTGACAACGACATAGATAATTCAGCTATATGTGATTGCGTTAAGGATGGATTTAAGATGTATATGCAGTTATATGAAATCTATTTCCACAAAGTACACCCAATACTTACAGATAAGACATTAAAGAATGTATGTTTTGTACTATCAACTATCACAGATACAGAGCACGGACATTTCGACACTGATGCTATATACGAAACAGACGATAAAGGCATTACAGTTTTACAGAGAATGATTAACGACCATTTCATCAGAGAACACAGAGAAAGCACTAACTACTCAATAACACATTTTGCCAATGCTGAATATCTTGGCAAGCTGGCAAATAGATTTATAGAAATGTAAAGGTATATTATGAAGACAATCTTAGGCATAGCAATGCTAATATGGGCTTATTACAACATTAAATACATTGAAAGAGAAGATATACCTATTGCAACAGCTGTTAAAGAGGGAGTAACAACAATTATATGTTTACTCGCAGCTATATTGGCAATTATGATACAGAAAATGATGTAAAACAGACAAGGAGTGATTATTATGGCTATGGGTGTACGCCCACTAAACAAAGATAAGTTTTATGAAGCAATTAACTTATACATATCGGGGCAGGTTTCACAGGTAAAAGCGGCGAAAGTAGCAGGTTGCAGCGTGCCGACATTTAAGAAATATGCTAACAAGATTTACGGCGGTGAGGAGTTGCCAAATAATTTATGGGGGAAGAAGTGATATTATGAAAATAACAGAAATGAATAACTGCATTGAGAAAATGCGTGAGTGTTACAAGTTTGATGATGATAAAACGGAAATAAGACTTGGGGATATGATAAGCGGAAGTAACAGATATGTAACTGTCGGTACAAGGGATGAAAACGGAACACAGATTGAAATGACAAGATATGCGGATGAACTGAACAAGGAGTGAGATTATATGTTAATAGTCGCATTACAAGATGATGTAGATAACCTATATGCTATATGGAATACAGTTACGGACAGATTTTTGGGTGTTAATTTGGACAGAGACTTTGCAATGGACGCAATAATACAATATAAGCATTGCTCTATAGCGGAAGCTAATTCAAGACTAGACAACCCACAACCATTTTCTGACATTGCTAAGGCTATTTGCAATAGCAATATTAAAAGTGCATTAAATGTACTACGCACAAGATGCCACGAAAACGCAAGAGATAGTTTTGATAAAGGCAATTATGGAATTTTACATATAGTTACAGCAGATGAATTAAAATAAATAATTGCTGATTATCAGCAGAAAGGAATATATTATGAAAAAGAAAATTTTAGCAGTTGTATTGGGATTGACATTGTGTTTAGGAATGACCGGATGTGCGTCATGGGACAGAATGGTAACAGATATCAAAAGTGATGTAAATGGCGGCGTGCAGAGAACAATTACTGTATACACGGCAGATGGCAAAGAACTTGCAACATACAAAGGAAAGATTGACCTTGGAACAAACGATGGTGGATATGTTAAGTTTGATTTTGACGGCAAGAGATATATCTACTACAACTGCTTTGTAGAAAGCATTGCGGATATTGATTAAGTGATATTACCGGCTACAGATTGATTGTAGCTGCTGACCTTAGAAAGCTAAAGGTTGATAAAACATAGAAAAGGAGATAGAAGCTATGAAAAAATTATTTGTAAGTGTGCCAATGAGAGACAGAATAGAGGAAGAAATCAAAGCAAGTATTCAGAAGATGAAAAAGATTGCTGAAATATACGAGGGCGAGGAATTAGAGCTTATCGACAGCTACATTGAAGATAACCCACCTAAAGACAGCAAAGAAGCTGTATGGTATTTAGGTGAAAGCCTTAAGAAGCTGGCACAGGCTGATGTATTTATTGGGATATGTGAGGACTACAATTGGAATGGCTGTTGCATTGAAAAGGAAACAGCAGAAAGATATGGCATTAAAGCATATGCGGTTCCAGCAAGGTATGTGATTGATAACTATAATGCACTTTTAAATAAATTACATCCGGTTTGCAATGATGCAATGCCAACATTTTAATAAAAATATTACCGACTAACAAATAGAGTTAGTCGCTACCCTAAAACAGTTATAGGCAGAGGTCTATAAGCACCTTTGCTGAAAAGTGGAGGTGCTTTTTTATGGCTAGTCAAAGCCTTATTTCTACAATCAATGGATATGAAAATTACATAGAGAAAAATGGAATAGATGAAAGCGTTATGGACGCATACATAGAAGCGTCAGAAGTGGCAATTAAAACTGAAAAGGATATTCAGTATGGATTACAACTAACAAAACGCTGTAAAGAGATTATAGAACAGTTTTGCGTGGAGCATAGCGGCGTTGGAATATGGGATTTAGAAAAATATGCTCAAGACAACGATGAAGAATATCCTTTAATTGACAAATGGTATAAAACTCTTAAAACTGAAAGTTGTTATGATTTTGAGAGCTTTATGTTTTATATGGAACGGAAAAGACATTACAGCAAAAGGTTTTATTTTCCAAGGCGACACACCCTTAAAATAGTTGTCAATGATTTGCAAGACCTTGAAAACAGAATAATTAAATTTTATGGATTATCAATGCCGTCAAGAGTTGGAAAGTCCACAATTTGTATATTCTTTCTTGCGTGGGTATCGTTACGCAGACCTAATAGCCATTCAGCTATGGGCGGTCACTCTGGAATACTCGCAAAAGGCTTTTACAAAGAACTTATGAACTTATTTACTACAGAAGAGTATACATTTTCTGAATTGTTTTATTTTTGGAATCCAGAATACGCAAATAAACCACTTGTAACAGATAAAAGTGCTGATGAATTTACAATAACCCTTGGAAATCCAGACAGATTTGCGACAGTTACTTGCCGTGGTATTGATGGAACTTGGACTGGTGCAGTTGATGTATCAAAAGATGGATATTTGTATGTGGATGATTTGGTAAGAGATAGAGAACATTCATTATCACCTATGCGAATGGAAAATACCTATCAAGAGTATCTAAACAAGATGGTTGACCGAAAAAACGATGGTGCAAGAGAATTGATGGTAGGTACGTTATGGAATGTCCTTGACCCATTGGAACGAATGAGAAAGCAATATGAAAATGACTCTCAATACAGATTTAGAAGAATACCGGCACTTGATGAAAACGATGAAAGTAACTTTGATTACGAAATAAACGGCTTTTCAACAGCATATTACAGGGATATGAGAGAAAAACTTGACAAGGCTGAATGGATGGCTAAGTTTATGCAAAAACCTTATGTCCGTGAGGGATTATTGTTCCCGGACAATGAATTGAGATTTTTCAATGGAGACTTTAACGAGGAGCTAGAAAACAAAGAACGAAAAATAATAGCATTGTGCGACCCGGCTTTTGGCGGAGCTGATAATTTATCAATGCCAGTATGCGCTGATTTTGGCGGAAAGCAAAAATATATTATTGATTGGGTGTACAAGAAAGGCACACAAGCGGTTACGGTTCCTTTAATTGTAGCAGCTATCAAGAAACATTACATAACAGAATTGCACATTGAACAAAATGCTGGTGGAAAACTAATAACGGACAGTATAAAAGCTGAAATGAAAAAGCAGAATGTATATTTTTGCAGAATTATTCCATATTACGCAAATACAAAACTACCTAAAGAGGAAAAAATTAAAGGCTATTCTGACAGAGTAAAAGAGATATTCATTTTCCTCATTAGTAGACAATATCTTGCGATAGATGATAGACCAACTTACATAAGAACACAGATGTATCAAGATGCTATGGATGAATTTACAATGTATACATCAGAGGGTAAAAATCCACACGATGATGCAAGCGATTCGATAACACAGCTTGCAATAGTAATAGATAAAAAGGCAACGCAAACAGTAATAATGTCAAGTCCGATATAAGAGGAGGGTTTATATGACAACTAAGGATTATCTTAACCAGATAAGCTATTACAATAAGATAATTGATAATAAGTTGATAGAAATAACACAGTATAAAGAATTATCATACAGCATATCAGCGGTTGTTAATGAAGAAAGAGTTATGTCATCATCAGATCCGGACAAAACAGGATGCGGATATGTCAGACTTGAACAAATGGAAGAAAGCCTTGACAAGCTTATAGATAAATACATTGATGTAAAGAACAAAATAATAGAGCAGATAGAACAGATAAACAACGAAGATTATTACACAGTATTGTTTCTAAGATATGTCAGAAAGTTTACATTTGAAAAAATTGCAAATGAAACAGACTGGTGTTGGCGACAGGTACATAGAATACATGCTAAAGCACTACAAGCCTTTGAAGACAAATATGGAAGTGAATATCTGTAAAAGATGTCATAGAATGTCACATTACCAGCGTGGTATAGTATATCTGTAAGAAGTCACAAAGATGTTTCTTCATAAACACATCCTTATCGAAAGCACCGTTGCTTAATTGCGGCGGTGCTTTTGTTATGCAATGAGGTAAAAATATGAATTTTTATATGAATAAAGATAAGTCAATTATGTGTCCGAACTGCCATAAGTTTTTGACTAAGGCAGACAGCAAAGACACAAGAACACATAAATTAGCGTGCAAGCATTGCCACAAATGGATATGGTATGTGCCTAACGATGATGATGATTTTCAAATTAAGGAAATACCGCAAAGCAGAAGTTCAAGCGGTATGACATTTTATTAGAGGTGTAGATAATGCAGACAGGAAGAATTGTTATTTATACAGGTGCAAAAGAAATAACGTCTGACAATATAATACCAATTTTGCGTGAAGCAATTTTGGAACATGATATTAATTCCAACAGAATACAGTTTCTTCTTGATTATGACGCAGGAATACAGCCAATAGTTAGAAAGAATCCAAAGACTTACAGACCAGACATTGACTGCGAGTGCTGTGATAATGTGGCTAACGAGGTCACAGAGTTTAATTTAGGTTTTAAGTGGGGAAATCCTATAACGCTAGTTCAAAATGGCGACAATGAGGATTCTAACCTTACAAAAGCTATAGCAGAATTAAACAGTTGCTACGAATCGCAGAACGCAAGACAGAAACAACAGGAACTTGCAAGATATGTTGAAATCGGTGGTGTTGGATATGTCCTCATTGATGTGAATACAGAATACGAGGATGGGGAAAGCTATTTCACATATAATGTATTAGACCCAAGAACAACATTTGTTGTAAGGTCAACAGCTTATAGTGACAAGAGGGTTATTCTTGCAGGCACTTATATCAAAGACAAACATAGCGGTGCAAGATATTACACCTGTTTTACAAAAGATATTCGTTATGAAATTACGGATGGGATAAAAATCACAAACGGACCAGAAAAAGGAAAAACAAAATGGGGATTTTTAGAGAGAAGTGGGGAAGAGAATCCATTACATAAAATTCCTATTATTGAATATACAAGGTCATTTGATAGAATGGGCTGTTTTGAACGGCAAATATCTGAAATGGATAACTTAAACCTACTCATTTCAGATTTTACCAATGATGTCGAACAGAACACACAGGCAGTATGGCACACAAATGATGTTGATTTCCCGGTTGAACAGGAAACAACAGTTGATAAAGACGGAACACCACATATCACTAAAAAAGTAAGGAAACCAAAATCCGGAGAATGGATGCAGACCTACACATCAGCAGATGGCAAAACTCCAATAGTTGAGCCACTTGCAATTAATTACGATTACACAGGTATGCTTAACAATATCCAATCAAGGCGACAGATAATCTTGCAGAAATGCAATGTGCCACAACGAAATGATAACAGTGGCGGTAGTACAGGAGTTGCAATGTCAGACGCAACAGGTTGGTCACAGGCTGAAACAGCGGCGGCAAAACAACAATTAATTACTGATGGCTGCAAAATGGAAGAAATAAAAGTTGTTCTTGCGGCTATTAAGCTGTCAAACAATGTTAATAGCAGTAATCCATTACTTAAATTAAGGGCAAGAGATGTAAAACCTAACATTAAGCGACAAAAAACTTATGAAATGTCAACTAAGGTTAACGCTATGGCGACATTGATAAGCCACGGATTTAGTCTTAAGGATACAGTTGATGCAATTCCATTTTTTGATGACCCTAACGATGTTGTAGCAAGAAGCGGAGAAATGGTTAAGGCATATCAAGACAGCATAATTAACAAAGACACACAGAATCAAGCAGAGGGCGGAGATGGCGAACAATCGCCTAACAAAGACCGCACAATGCAAGACTTATCAGACCAGACAGAAAATAGTCCAGTTATAGATAAGAGCAGAACAGATAAATAAATTGATATTGAGCCACAGGGTAGAAATACCTTGTGGCTTTTTATATGCCCTAGAGAAAGGGCAATACAAATATCGCAAGAAGTTGAGAGAACAACAAAAAACGCAGAAAGCAGAGGTAAAGAAATTATGGCAGATGTAACTAACACAACAACAGAACCAACAACTAATAATGAGCCACAGAACGAAGAACAGACACCTAGCGTAGAAGAACTTATGGCACAGCTTGCTAGTGAAAGAGCTGAAAAAGAGAAGTATAAGAACGCTTCCGATAAAGCAAGTTCAGAAGCAGCTAAGTATAAGAAAGAACTTCGCTCGAAGCAGACAGCAGAAGAACAGGAAGCGGAAGCAAAAGCGGAAGCTGAAAAATTGCAGGCTGAAAAGTTCGAGAACATGAGTAAAGAACTTAATCATATGAAAGCTGTCAATGCTTATCAGAAAGTTATAGGTGATGGAAAGGATATTGATTCTTTGATTGAGGCGGTTACAGATGCAGACCATAGCCTTATAGCAACTGTAATTGCTAATGAAGTGCAAAGGCAGGTTAAAGAAGCAAAGGCGGAGTGGCTTAAATCAAGACCGGCTATTAATGCAGGCGGTGGAGAAGAAAGCACGATAACACAGGAACAGTTCAACAAGATGAATTACCACGAAAGAGTGGAGTTCAAAAATAAGAATCCAGAACTTTATAAGAAGTTCACAGAGTAGAAAACGGAGGTAAATAAACTATGCCACAGACTAAGTTAGCAAATTTAGTAGATCCACAGGTAATGGCTGATATGGTATCAGCTAAGTTGCCAAAGAAGATTAAGTTCTCACCTATTGCAAGAGTTGATACAACACTTGTAGGCAGACCAGGAAGCACAATCGTTGTGCCAAAGTATGCTTATATTGGTGACGCAGAAGATGTAGCAGAAGGTGTTGCCATGGGTACAACAGTACTTACAACATCTACAACAGAAGCAAAGGTTAAGAAAGCAGGTAAGGCTGTAGAGCTTACAGATGAATCAGTATTATCTGGTTATGGCGACCCACTTGGTACAGCTATCAATCAGATTGCTATGTCAATCGCTGCAAAGGTTGATAATGACAGCTATGACGCACTTTGCACAGCACCTATTGATTACGATGGAACAGCAGCACCTATCAGCTATTCAGCAGTTGTAGCGGCTAATAGCAAGTTTGATGATGAATCAGATTCATCACTTACAAAGATATTATTCATTAATCCAGCGCAGGAAGCCACATTGCTTAATGACGATGATTTCAAGAGCAATGACAAGTACCCACTTAATGTAATTATGAATGGAACTATCGGTTCTATTGCGGGAGCGCAGGTTGTTAAGTCAAAGAAAGTTAAGTTAGTTAAGTATGAGCTTGATGATTCAACAGGAACAATCAATGTTGTAGCTGATACAACAAGCGAGGATGCAACGAATGTTCATCTTGACACAGCACTTGCACATACGCTTAAGCCAAAGGGTAAGGAAATCAAGGTAGGTAGCAAGTTAAAGGCTGTTACAACAGAGTTCTACGCTTGCCCTATTGTTATCGTGTCAGCAGATGACCCTAACGAGGACGCAGGTGCAGATGGCGCATCAGAGGAAGAGAATGCACTTACAATCTATATGAAGAGAAGCGTTGAGATTGAATCAGACAGAGATATTCTTGCAAAGACAACTGTTATTTCTGGCGATGAACACTATACAGCAGTCTTAAGCAATGATTCAAAGGTTGTTCTTGCTAAGTTCGGAAAGTAAGAGGTGTTTATATGTTATTAAGACGACATAAAATTAACGCCGCAAAGCAGAGCGAAAAAGTAACAGCAGATAATGTAAGACAAGAAGCTGTTTATGGAGATGAGCTTAAGTATGAGGAAGAGCAGGACAAGTTCCCTGCTCAACCTACAAGCGACTACACAAAGACAGATATTAAGCGTATGTCAACAGCGGACTTGCAGGCACTTTCCTTAGAACAAGGTATTGAGAACGCAATGGAACTTACAGGAGCAGAACTTAAAGAACTGTTAATTGAGAAATTAGGGTTATAGGAGCTGAAATTATGGAATACACCACATTAGAGCAAGTTAAAATCAGACTTAAACAATTTCATATTGATACAGTCACAAATGATGATGAAACAACATCTGATGTGGTAGTGTTCGATAACAAAGAAGATAATCCGGTAATCGAACAGCTTATTAAACAGGCTACAGAAGATGTAAAGGCAAGAAGAAATTACCCCGACAGCTACACAGATGAAATGATAACCGAGGACTTGAAAAAATTTGAGAGTGTTATTGTTAATCTGGCTGTCTATGACCATTCACAGTCTGGTGAAGAATTTATGGCGAGTTTTAGCGAGAATGGTGTGAGCAGAGCTTGGAGAGACAGAGAAAAGCTATTTGTCGGGGTATTTCCATTTGCTAAAGTTTTATAAAGAAGATTGAGCGTGACCATATCGCCGATGTCGGTAAAATGGTTGCAGGCGGCGCACATTAAGCGGTGGTGGGCAGTGCGTCAAAAGGAGATTCAAATGAAAAGTATTTTGATTCAAACTTATCTTGTGGCACTTCCGATAGTGCTTGGATATATAGTTTGGCTTCTTAAACAGCAAAAGAAAAGCAGGGACGCGAACAGTAAAGGAACAATGCTTCTTTTGCGCGTCCAGCTCATTGAATACCATGCAAAGTACACCAGAATCGGAGAAATACCGTCATATGCCTATCAGAACTTCTGTGAGATGTATGATGCGTACCATGCGTTAGGTGGAAATGGAATGGTTACAAAAATGAAACATGAGATTGAAGAGATTCATATAGGGAAAGGAGATAAAAACCATGAGGAATTGGAAGGATTGGACTAAGAAAGCCGGAATCCGAGCAATCAAGACTGTTGCGCAGGCGGCGATTGCCGGAATTGGAACGGCGGCATTTATGGGTGCGGTGGATTGGAAATATGTTCTTTCCGCATCAGTCCTTGCCGGAGTGTTATCGCTTCTGACAAGTGTTGCCGGAATCCCGGAGGAAAACATCAATGCTTGACATTAACAAGCAGGAAATGAAGTATTCGCAATCCGGTCAGAGGGTATTTATTCCGCAAACTGACGAAAATGGAGATATTGTCTATGAAGGGTACAGAGATTCCGATGGGAACTTTGTACCTTATTTAGATTCGGAAGGAAACAAGATTCCAAAAGGCGAGGAAGTTGAAGGGTTTTCAGAACCTACGACATTCCAAGCTAACATCAGCAATAAGCTGTCAGAAGCCCTTGTGAAAGAATTTGGAATTGATGACAGTACATCATACTGTCAGCTTGTCACGGATAAAGGATATTTGCCACTGAAAGCTGGTGATGTGGTGTGGAAACGTTCGGAAGTCAAACGCACTGATGATGGGCTTGTGGATTCAGAAACCGCAGATTACATCGTAAAAGGCGTTGCTGATGAAGGACTGACCACGGATTTGTTTCTTCTTCGGAAGAATATTAAGTAGGTGATTGCATGGAGGGAGATTAAAATGTGTATAACTTTAATGGGAAAAGACGGAAAGCTGCATATTTATGGCGGAAATGAGGTAGAACTTGTTGGAAAAATTGGAGATAAGAAAGCTACTCCGATAAGCAACGAAGAGATTGTGAAATCAGTTTCAGAAGCAGTAAGAGAAGCAGTAGAAAATGCTACAAAGGTATCAAAATATGGCAAAACCTATTTCAATGACACTATCCACTAAGTCCATACAAGACACTATAAAGAAATTAGAACAGTACCGCGATAGTTTACAGGCTAAATGCGATTTACTTGTTTCTAGGCTTGCACAGGAAGGTCAGACGGTGGCAATAAAACAAATATCGAAATCTCCAATAGGGAACACGATAACTGTAAGGGTAGATAAAGCACCACAGTTAATGACCTCAAACGCGATTCTGATAGCGACCGGAAAAACGGTAACGTCAGAAGATAGAGAACCGTTCTATACTTTGTTGGCGGTAGAGTTTGGAGCCGGTATTTTTTATAATTCCGAAGAGAACCCGAAATCACCGGAACTTGGATTCGGTGTCGGCACATATCCGGGGCAAATACACGCTTTTGAAGATGGTTGGTACTATTGGGACGATAAGACCGAAACATGGCGTTATACCCACGGTATCAAAGCCACAATGCCTATGTACAATGCGGAACAACAGATTATTCAACAGTATGTAAAGATTGCAAGGGAGGTATTCGGTGGAAAATGAGTTAAATAGTTGGGCACTTGATTTTGAAGATACCTTATGTTCCCTTTTGAAATCGTACATGGAAAGCAATGTAAGAGGAATTAAAGTGACGCAAGATGAAGAATCGGGTGGCACCGCAACATTCCCGACACTTTTAGTCAGACAAATCGGTGGCACAGAAGCCGGACGAACGAATGAAGCAAAGACAATCAATGCAATTCGCCCAACATTTCAGATCACAATTACAAACAAAGGTTCAAGAAAAGCAACTAAGGACATCGCAGCATATGCGGTGTCTTTTTTTAAACAACAAATGTTTGAGGTATCAAATGTAATCTCAACAATTTCCAAGCAAGTGCGAACGGTTACATTCCGCGCAACTCGCGTAATTGGAAACGTTGAGCATTTAGATCAGCTATAAGCAGAAAGGAAGTAGAAAATATGGCATCAACAAGTTATAGAACGCGTGTCATTGTAAAAGAGCACACGGAAAAACAGGCTGACTTTGCAGGAACATATAATCTTTTGGTTGCGGCTAAGTCAGTTCCAAGCCCTGCATCACCGCCAAACACGGTTGAGTCAACCACAATGGAAGATGATCAGCAGACTTTTGAAAAAGGAATTAAGACTTCTGATTCAAGAGAAATCACAGGAAACCTTGAAAAAGAATATCTTTCAAAGGTGGATGGATATGGAGATAAAAAACTTGATATTATCCATCTGTACGGAACGGACGGTATTGGCGGCGTTGCAAAATATGCATATGTCGGAACTGCAACAGCCACACCTAACGATGTAGGTGGAAACGATGAAATCCTTGAAATGACGGTAACAGTTATTCCAAGTACAGCATCAGAGCTTGTTACAGATAAGCTGACTGTCGTTGATAATAACGATGGCACATTCACCGTAACAGTGGTGGGGTAAAAAGTCTATCGGACGAGCAATCGACCGCACCGATAGGCGAGGACGAACGGTCGATAGCAGAACTTGAAGCAATAAGATAAGCAACAATGGGGCGGTGGCAACACTGCCCCTTGCCAATATAGGGCAGAAAGGCAAGGTAAAACATGAAAGTTAAATTAGGTGGAAAAGAATATACAATTCAGTTTGCAACAAGACCATCGTTAAAATCACATATCTTACAGGATATTATGAAAACACAGGACATGGAAGATATTTCCTCTATGGAAGATATTCTTCTTGAAACACTTCCTAAGACACTTCTTGTAGGATTGCAGATGCATCACAACGATGAGTTTGGATATGATTACAAAACAAACGAAGGCTACGATGAGAAGCTTGAGAAGGTGTCCGACATTCTCTATGATGCGATTGATACAAACGAGATTAACTGCATGGATTTATTTGCTGATATGCAGGAGGAAATGATGACAAACGGTTTTTTAGCACAGATGATGGAGTCGATGGAGAAAGCACAGAAGCAGGAGCAGGAGAAGAAAAAGACCCCATCCAAGGCAAAGACCAAGAACTAACATGGGAATATTACGTTGCGGAAATCCGTCCGCTTTACCTTGCGGCAACGAAAGGCTACGGATTTTCCGTTGATGATATAGATATGATGAATCCAGAGTTGCTTAATCCTTATGTGGATGCATATAAGGCAGAATGGAAGCAAAGAGACATGGAAATGTATATGTGGTTCGGCAGATATGCAACATCAGCACTTGTGACCGCAATAGACGCTACATTCGGTAAGGGTAATAGTAAGTACGTGAAAGAAACTTGCTATGATTCCATCGAAAAGCATAATACGGACGATCCTGATGCAGAGATACGAGAAATGCTTAAGGCGGAAGAAGCATGGGCGGCTAAATCAAGAGAATCACATTTACCAAAGCCAAAGATAGTTTAAGAAAAGAGGTATTACCATGGCAGTAATTATCGGAAGTGCTAGACACGATGAACACGGAAACTGTTATTCTGGTGGAAAAGCCGGAGATCAGACCGGACAGGAAGTGTCTACGCAGAAGTTTTACAACCATTCTAAGGGATGGTACGTGCTAAGGGCGAAAGACGATAGGGTTGCGGAGAATTTAGCCGAAGCTATGCAGATTGCATCTGACAATAAAAATATCGGATATGACCAATATGAACGCTACGGAGTCATTAAGCATGGCATTAACACAAAGGTCAAGACGGAATGCGATTGTTCTTCTCTTGTACGTGCCTGTATTATCTATGCGTCCGGCAAGGATGTGGGGGATTTTAATACATCCAATGAACGACCGGTAATTTTGAAATCCGGTTTGTTTGATGATATGGGTTCTTATCATGCCGGGTTTATTCTTCGCAACGGAGATATTCTTGTGACACGCATAAAAGGACACACAGTTATTGTTGTAAAAGGCGCAAAGAAATGCAAAACCAAGTATTATCCGAAGTATACCGGAAATTCCGGTTCAATAGTCGAAGCATTAAAAGCGGTTGGGGAAGATGATGTGTCGAAAGAACATCGTGCGGAAATCGCAAAAAAGAACGGATTTTCCAATTTTAAGTTTACATCAGAGGAAAATTCGAAAATGCTTTCTCTTCTAAAAAAGGGAAAACTGAAAAAGTAATTCAAGGGCGGTAGGGGTCAAATCCTACCGCCTTTTTCTAAAACTAAATAAAGGAGGTGGAACTGTTGGAATTAGAAACCTTAGAGGTCAAGATTCAAGCGCAGGCAAGGCAAGCTAACGGACAGATTGATGCGCTGATAACAAGGCTTGGAAAATTATCATCATCCTTGCAAAGCATAGATTCTAGCGGAATTAACCGGTTATCAACCGGAGTAAACCGATTGTCAAACTCAATGAGTGCCATACGGAGTGTTGATTCAAGGTCATTCTCGACTCTTGCAAGAAACATTAAAACGCTTAGCAGCATTGACACAGGAAAGATAAATGCGGCAGCCGGAGCAATGCGACAGATTTCAAAGTCTGTAAGCTCATTTTCCGGTATGTCGAAATCGGTGCAAGGTTTGTCGGAATTAGCTGGAGGAATCAAACAGCTTGGTTATACAAGCTCTACAAAAGCTATCGAGAACATACCGAAACTTGCGGTTGCAATGCGACAGCTCATGTCGGAATTGTCAAAAGCACCTATGGTAAGTCAAAATCTTATTAACATGACAAATGCGCTTGCAAAGTTAGCAAGAACTGGTGGAGCGGCAGGAACAGCGGCAAAAAGCATCACAAGCTCATTTAGCGGATTTAGTTCCGGTGCTTCTGCGGTTACTAAGAAGTCGTTCTCTCTTGCGTCTGCAATCGGAAAAGTGTATGCAACGTATTGGACTCTATTCCGAGGATTTAGGCTACTTGGAGATGCTATTGATATATCATCCTCACTGACAGAGGTTGAGAACGTTGTAAGACAGACATTCGGGCAGTATGAAAGCCTAATTAACAATTTCGCAAAAACATCAATTGAAAAATTTGGTATGTCTGAATTGTCCGCGAAACAGTTTGCAAGCCGATTCCAGGCAATGGGAACTGCACTCGATATTCCACAGGGGAAAATGGCAAATATGTCTATCCGGTTGACAGAATTAGCCGGAGATATGGCTTCATTCTATGATGTGAGTCAAGAAGATGTTGCCAAGAGTCTGCAATCTGTATTTTCCGGTACTACGGCACCTATGCGGCGTTATGGTATCGACTTGACACAGGCAACATTAAAGGAATGGGCGTTAAAGCAAGGACTTGATGCGAACATTTCATCAATGACGCAGGCTCAAAAAGCCATGTTGCGTTATCAGTATGTGCTTGCGCATACAACCAATATTACTGGGGACTTTGCCAGAACAGCCGATAAACGAAACTTTTGTTTCATGTGTCGCGCGGCATAGTAATATGTCGATGAAAATCGGGTAAAATCGGTGAAAGCTAAGTTGACTTAGCGCGAACATTTTTGTATAATATGTTTGAGGTGATTTAATGCGAACATATTATATCTACAAAGCAACAAATAAAATAAACGGAAAATCTTATGTAGGTCAAACTTGTGATTTTCATAGCAGAGTGTGGCAACATCAAAGGTGCTACGAAAAAGAAGATTGCGACTTTCATAGAGCAATTAAAGAATTCGGGTTTGACAACTTCTCATGGGAAATCATCGAAACGTGTGAAAGCGAAGATAGAGCTTGTGAGTTGGAAAAGTATTACATTGAAAAATTTAACACCTATCGAGATGGCTATAATATGACCAAAGGTGGGAAAGGCGCGCCGTATCATAACGCCAGGGCGGTTGTTTTGCTGACGCTTGACGGACGGTACATTAAGCGTTATGATAGTGCAATGGATGCAGAGATTGACGGATTTAATAATACGGATGTTCTGCTTAATTGTAAAGGAAAAAGGCGGCAGACAAAGGGCTATATGTTCATGTTTGAGGATGAGTATGAATCAAACGGAGCGAAAACCTATAGAAAGCCGGAACCTAACGGAATGAGAAGCATTATTCAATGTGATATGGAAGGAAATTTTATACAGAAATTTAAAAGTTTGCAGGAGGCGGCTAGGGTTACCGGAGCAAATAGAACAACTATTTCCGGTGTGCTTTCAAATACTTATAAGTCGGCAAATGGATATATTTTTGTATACGAAAAAGATTTTCCAATAAAAGATTTGAGCATCTATAAAAAGCGCAAAAAAGGAAGAAAAATTGCGCAAGTGGATGCGAAAACCGGAGAGATTATAAGAGTGTTCGATAGAATATCCGAAGCAGGGGAATCTCTTGGAGTTAATTACAAAGCAATACATAATGTAATTGACCAAGAGGGGCGAACTGCTTATGGTTATAAGTGGATAAGTCAATAAGCTAATACCGAGATAAGGCTATAAAATAAAAGTTATAGCACATTGTAGAGCGTAGGGATTGAACCTATGCTCTTTTCTTATGGAAAGAGTGTAGAATATAACATTCCCAAGAGTATCCGACAGCCACAATGCTGTGGTTGAAAATGTACGCCGAACTTATGGGAAACCATAAGAAGTAGAGGATAAAAAGCCTTTACGATAACATATTGACATGGCATAACCAGATAACCATGCTTAAAGAGAACTTCAAAGCACTTGGAACGGTTGTTGGTGGTGGTTTAATCAATGCATTTAAGCCATTTATCAAGGTACTTAACGCAGTTCTGCAGAAGGTTATTTCTTTTGCGGAAATGGTCACAAATGCTTTAGGTTCAATCTTCGGATGGAAGTATGAAGCAAGCAAAGGGGCAGGAATCAGCGGTCTTGCGGATGATATTGGAAGCGCATCTGACGGCATGGACGATTTAAGTGATGCCGCAGGAAGCGCGGGGAAAAACACAGGCGGTATCGCAAAGAATGCCAAGAAAGCAAAAAAGGAAATCCAACAGGCAACGCGTGCATTTGATGAATTAAAAGTTATTTCAAAGCAGAGTAAAGATAACACTTCCGGTTCTGGAAGTGGTGGAAGTGGTGGCGGTTCTGGTTCTGGTGGTTCTGGTGGTGGCACCGGTGCTGATGGTGGATTGGTTCAGACAGACACCATCTTTAAGAAATTCAAAAGCAACATCAAAGACCTTGAAGGACTTGGAAAAGCGATTTCCGGCGCGTTAATTAAAGCAATGAAGAAAATTAAATGGAAAGAGGTGTATGCAAAAGCCGAAGGGTTTGGAAGAGGATTGGCTCAATTCCTCAACGGACTATTTAAAGGGCAAAAAGGAACAACGCTTTTCGGAGAAACCGGAAAGCTGATTGCAAATTCATTAAACACGGTGCTTCACGGATTAGATTCATTCGGCACAACGTTTAATTGGAAACAATTTGGAAATTCAATCGCAGACGGAATCAACAAGTTTTTCCAAAACTTTGACTTTGCGTTATTAGCTAAAACGCTTAATTCGTGGGCGCAAGGCGCGTTTGATGCAGTTACGACAGCATTAAGTAAAATTTCCTGGAAAGATGTTTGGAAAGGCGTCAAGGAGTTTTTAAGCAACTTAGACGTAAAAACAGTTGCAATTATCATCGGTGCGTTGACTATTAAGAAAATTTTAGGACTACATTTAGCAAAAGCCGCACTTGATATAATCGGAACTTCCATTTCAAAAGCAATAGCTGGTTCACTTGCATCAAGGCTTGGCGTTGAAATTGCGGCAAATGAGGGAATCTCGGCAGTATTGTCTACCGCTTTGTCAAAAAAAATAGGTGGGGCGTTTGCTACACTTGGAACAACTGTTTCAGCTGGTGTCAAAGCTTTATTCGGTAGCGGTGCGGCAGAGAGCGCACTTTCTTTTATCAGTCCGGTAGCAAAAGCTATAACCGGGATTGGATCTGTTGCAATTGGCGCGTTTACTGCAATATCAAACTTTGTGACCATGCTAAAGAACGGATTCAGTTGGCTTAATGAAGCACTTATGCTTGTCGGAGTTACGATTACGGCAGTCGGAGCGGTTATTTTAGGGGTAGCGGCAGCACCTGCAGCGATTATCGCAGGAATAGTAGCCGCTGTTGCAACGGCAACTGTAGTAGTCAAGGATCATTGGAAAGAAATAAAAGGAATTTTCTCAAAAGCCGGAGATTGGTTTAATACTAATGTGATTAAGCCAATAAGCGGATTTTTTGAGGGATTATGGAAATCCGTTTCCGGTTTTTTCTCTTCTTTATGGAAAGATATATCCGGTGTATGGAAAACAGTTTCTGGATGGTTCAATACTAATGTTATAACTCCTATTGTTTCATTTTTCCAAGGATTTTCGAAAAGAGTTGGTCAAATCTTTCAAGGATTGTGGATCATTGTCAAGGCTGTATGGATTGTTGTTTCTGATTGGTTTAAATCAAAGGTAATAGAGCCAATAAAGAAGAATTTTGAATTATTGAAATCGGCAGTATCAACCGCATTCAAGGCTCTATGGACAACTGTAAAATCGGTATGGGTGGTGGTTTCCGGTTGGTTTAAGGATCATGTTACAAAACCTATTAAGAACGCTTTTAGTTCAGCAAAAGAATCTATTCAGAAAGCATTTAGCGCGGCAAAGACAGCGGTAACCGGTGTGTGGAATAGTGTTTCTAGTTGGTTTAAAGAACATGTAACCACCCCGATAAAAAATGCTTTCTCGAAGATGAAAGAAAGTGTGGCTGAAATATTCAGCAAATTATGGAATAGCGTGAAAAGTGGTGTTGCCGGGGCAATGAACACCGTAATTTCAAGAATTGAAACAGCAATAAATTCATTGATCGGTGGAGTGAATACCGTTTTGAGAGGGTTCAACAGTGTTGTTTCTGCGGCGGCTAAAGTAGCAAAGGTAAAGTGGAGCGGAGTCGATCTTGTGCCGAAAGTGAGCCTACCTAAAGTAAAGGCTTATGCAACAGGCGGCTTCATGGACAAATATAGCATAGCAACTGTTGGAGAAAACGGGCTTCCGGAACTTATGGGAACGGTCGGAGGTAAGCCGGCGGTTGCAGGAAGCCAAGAGATTACCGGAATCAAAGATGCCATCAATTCAACATCTGCGCAAGAGGTTTCCTTACTGCGACAACAAAATCAGTTATTACAAGCTATTTTACAGAAAAATTTCGGAATTACTACAAACGACATAGGAAAAGCCGCAAGGGATTATGGTAGAGAACATTACAATCGAACTGGAGACAATGTCTATGTTTTTTAGTGACTTCTATAATCGAACGTGATATAATTCTAAATAAATCATATCACAAGAAAGGAGTCATTATGAGAAACACAAAAAAATTATTAGTAGCGATGGGGTTGGCATTTGCCGTTTTGATTTCGGCTATGCCAATCCAAAATGCAGATGGGAAACAGATTGTTGCACAGGCGGCAACTATCAAATTAAGCAGAAAGACTCTTAATTTAAAAATTGGAGAATCCGCAACATTAAAGATAAGCGGAATGAGGAAAACTGCTAAATGGAGTAGTGGCAATAAATATGTTGCTTCTGTAAACAAGTCTGGAAAGGTTCTGGCGGTTGGGGAAGGAACAACGTACGTAAAAGCAAAAATTGCAAAGAAAACGCTTTCTTGCAAAGTTACCGTCACTTCTTCCTTTAATGCGAACAAGGTAAAGAAAAACATCTCAATTGAATACCAAGATAGTGGTCATGGAGTTGTTGCTATCTTGAAAAACAACAACAAGGTAAATGTTGATCTGGACGCAAAACTTGTATACTACAAAAACGGTAAAATGCTGGATAGCAAAAGCGATTGTAACAGAGCTTTTGAATCCGGTAAGGAATGTGTTCTTTATTTTGACGCACCGAGCGATTCTGATTATAACGATGTTTCTTATGATAACTATAAAATGTCGTTGAGTGTTGATGAAGCAACAAATGCTGTTTGTGATGTTCGCAATATAATGGTTCAATCGGACATTGGAGCAGATAATGTTACGGTTGAAGCTACAAACGATTCCGGAAAAGATTTTTCATTTGTGAAAATTTCTTGCGTAATGTATGATGCATCTGGCAACTTGATTAAATATGATTATCATTATGCAGAATGTGAAAAGAATGGAGATACAGATTATTTTTCATTTAGTTTTCCGTACGATTCAAATTACGATACGATCTATCCGAGCAGTTATAAGATATATGTTGATGAAGCATATACATATACTTGGTTACAGTAAAAATTGAAAGATAAATGATACTTAAGCCGTGGAAACACGGCTTATTTTAATTCCAAAATCGGATTGACACAAAATCAAAAATAGTCTATCCTTATTACTAAGGAAACAACCTTATCCGTGAAGATGCGGATTACTTACTCGAACGCCATACTGTACGAAAGAGGAAGCCAATGTGATTTCACAAGCGGTTTCCTCTTTTTTATTCAGATAAAAATGTATGGAGGTAGACACGAATGAAAAAATCACAACTTATGCTTAAGATTCAAAACGGCATTGAGGTATTTGAGAATCCGATATTCGGACAGATAAGAATGACCATGGTCGATGATGAACCGATGTTTTGCCTTGTTGATGTTTGCAGGGCATTGGAAATGTCAAACAGCCGTATTGTTGCTGATAGACTAGACGAGGATGAACGACGTAAGTTAAACTTACCCCGTCAAGGAGAAACTTGGTTTGTTACTGAATCCGGCTTATATGCGGTTATTCTTAGAAGTGACAAACCGAATGCCAAGAAGTTTCGCAAGTGGGTAACATCAGAGGTACTCCCTACAATACGTAAAACAGGTGGGTATGTCAATAATGATGAATTATTTATTTCCACTTACCTGCCATATGCAGATGAAAACACTAAGCTGATATTTTCACAGACATTAAAAACTGTTAGAGAGCAGAACGAAACCATTAAAAGACAGCAGAAAGAAATCATCCATAAGGAAGATGTTATTATCGGACTCGTTGATGATATTGACTTAGCGACTAAGAGACAGCGGATAACACAGATTGTCCGTTTCGGTGCCGATGGAAAGTATCAAGAACGCTATTCGTTGCTTTATGGAGAATTTGAAAGGAAATATCACTGCAACCTTAAATCAAGGATGGAAGGGTGCGCACTCAAACCGAAAGTAAGAAACAAGATGGATTATATCGACAGGGAAATGGGAATGATTCCGCAGTTGTACGAAATCGCTTGCAAACTTTTTGAAAACGATGTAGAAAAGCTGAAATCTGAATGGGAATCAGTAGTAGCTTAAAATTTAATCAAATGGATAGCATCTACCAAACGGTAGGTGCTATTTTTATACCCATTTTTAGGAGGTAAACGATGGGATATGGCGGATATTTAGTAAAGTTTGGCAATTATACCATACCGAACAATTTAATAAAGCAGGACACGTTTAGTTCCTATGTAAATATGCAGGACAAAGACCCTTGGACGGATGAAAACGGATATGAGCATCGTGATGCCGTAGAACTGAAAGCCTTAAAGGTCGAGTTTGAAACCAAAGCCATGCTGACCGAAAAGCAGTTTGATGATTTTTGGAAGAACATCGAAAAGAACTATACCAAGGCAAAGGAGCGTGGTGGCTATATCACGGCGTATGTGCCGGAAAAACGCGGATATGTGACACAGTACGGATATATCGCAGATATTCAGCCCACGTTCTATTCTGTGGCACATGGGAAGATAAAGTATGACCCAATCAAATTTTCGTTTGTAGGTGGTGTATATGATAAATAGCAATTTGAAAGAAAAGTATTGGGATTCCTCGACAGATAAGCAGATGGTCATATCTGTTGTTGGAACGAACCAGAAGATAGACAATTCGATGCTTGAAATCGGTACGTTTGCACTTGAAGAAAGTCTTTGTTCGGAGTCTGAATTAAAGTTTGGAGCGTGCGAAGCAAATTGCGTAAAATTCACAGCAAGAAACACCGCAGGAAACATTATCGGAAGGACAATCTCTATCGAAGAAACAATTGACGGAGATAGCAAAAATCCGATGCCATACGGAGTTTTTAAGGTTGCATCCGATGTTCCTACGGCTGACCGGACAAAACGGCAAATCACGGCGTATGACGCAATGTATGACATTATCAATACAGATGTAAAGTCTTGGTATGCAGGACTTAGCTTTCCAATGACGCTTAAGCAGTTCCGCGATAGCTTCTTTGCACATCTTGGAATCGAACAGGCGGTAGCAACGTTGCCCAATGATTCCATGACAGTCAATAAGACGATTGTAGCCACGCAGACGGATAATTCAAGCGCGGTAACAGAAGAATCCACTATCAGCGGAAAAACGGTTGTAACGGCAATCTGTGAGATTAACGGATGCTTTGGCAATATCAACCGAGAGGGCAAATTTGAGTATGTTTTTCTGAAAGCAATCACAAGCGCGCTTTATCCGGCAGAAGATTTGTTTCCGGCAGACAATTTATTTCCGTCTGATGCAAATACAGAGTCCATGACCGGACACTACATCACGTTTGATTACGAGGACTTCCAAAGTAAGGCAATTACGCAGTTGGAAATCAAGACAAGTGGAGATAATGCCGGTGCTATTGTTGGAACTGCCGGAAACAACTATTCGATTACCGGAAACTTTCTTGTATCAGACAAGACCGGAGCGGAGCTGGAACAGATTGCAAATAACCTATTGCCTATTATGGCACAGGCGGCATACACACCGATTAAAAGTTGCACCTGTGTCGGAAATCCATGTCTGACACTTGGGGAACCAATCCGGTTCAATACTACAAGAGAGATTGTTGAAACGTATCTATTGCAACGCACCCTAACCGGAGTACAAAGCAAGAGAGATTCAATCTCGGCACAGGGCACGCAGACGCACTCTGCAAAGGTAAATTCTATCAGAGATGCGATTGAAAGCGTGGAAAGGCGTACCGGAAAGTTAGAACGAAATGCAGACCATCTTCAATCCACGTATGAGGATTTAGAAGAACAGACAAATACCAAGTTTGAGCAGACCGCAAATAGCATTGCCGCAGAAGTCGATCGTGCACAAAAAGCGGAAGGGCAATTAGACGCATCATTGGAATTGAAGTTAGGCAGAGACGAGAACGACCAGGTTATTTCGATGATCAATGCAAGTGCTGATCAGATTATGCTTCGTGGAAACAGGCTCATAATTGAAAGTAATAACTTCCAGCTTGATGGGGATGGACGAGTGTCAATTATTGATTCGTTGAATTTTATTGCAACCTCGATTGGTGATGATATTGTAATTATTGGACTCGATGCAAGAGGAAGGCCAATGCTGCAAAACATACGCATTGACCTAAACTCTGTAACAGATCAAGATGGTGTAGCCATAGGAGATCATGCGAGTACGGCAGATCATGCGACAACCGCAGATTCTGCAACAACCGCAGAAAGTGCAAGACAGTGCATAATGGCATCAACTGCGCATTATTTGCAAGGTATTGGACTATCCGATTATGTACGAATTTCAGACAACGGAAATTTAATCCCAAGTTCTAGTTCTGTGTACTGTGGAACTAACCCCAATCCATTTGCCGGAGGGTATTCTTCCGGTGGTTGGAAAACAACGTCTGATGGCAGAAAGAAAAAGGATTTTCGAAAACTGTTAGAGGATGATCGGTTTGAGAGATTTTTTGAGTTGCTGCAACCGATGGAATATCGGTTCATAGAAAATGATGAAAAAATGCACATGGGATTTGTTGCACAGGATGTCGAACAGGCAATGACGGATTGTGACATATCTGAAAATGAGTTTTACGGACTGGAACATGCGGTATTCTCCGAAAAAGATTTTGAATCTAATGAGGAATGGGAAAAATTCTTAGAGCAGAATGGTGGCGCAAATGATATGTATACATTGTGCTATCAAGAGTTTATTGCGCTTAACACTGCCATGATACAGAAACTGCAGAACAGGTGTAACGATTTTGAACGCAGACTATCCGCATTAGAAAGGAAGTGATTAGATGGCATATCAGAAAATCTATAGCCGCGAACATTGGGAGAATTTTCCAAGTGAAAAGACCGCAATCAATCGAGATAGGCTGAACAACATAGAGGGCGGCATTGATGCAATCGACGATCGTGTGTGCGCACTCGATACCACAAAAGTTGACTTGACCAAGGCTAACGAGCTTGTAAAGGAAATCCTTTGGGATGAATCCAACGGAACGCTGACGGTCGTTAAGATGAACGGTTCCAAGGCGGTCATTGATACTAAATTGGAGAAGTTGGCTGTCAACTTCACATACAATCCGCAGACACAACAATTAGTAATCACGCTTGACGATGGAACAGTACAGAACGTGGATTTATCCGCGCTAATCACGCAGTATGAGTTCTTGGATTCTGATACAATTGCATTTGCAATCGGAAGTGACGGTAAGGTGTCCGCAATCGTGAAAGAGGGAAGTATCCAAGAAAAACACTTGCGCCCGGATTACCTTGCAGACATTAAGGTTGAATCTGCAAAGGCTGTAAATTCTGCAACTAATGCAAAAGAATCCGAAACCAATGCTGCAAAATCCGCCACAGATGCCAAGGACAGCGCGGACAGGGCACAGGGAATCGAAAACGAGATTAACAAGAAACTCACAATGACAGAATTTGATGTGAATGAGGATGGAGAGTTGATTTACACGGACAATTCTGCTTATAACTTTGTCGTTGACAATGACGGAAATTTGAATTGGGAGGTGGCTTAAATGGCTATAGCAGGAAGAGTAGCAATTGTGCCAAAGGACGATTGGAGCGCAGATGCTACATATAAGAGATTGGATGCAGTGACTTATAACAATACGCTTTATTTCGCGAAAAAAGAAGTTCCGGTAGGAACGGCAACAAGCAATACGGAATATTGGTCTAAGTCTATCGTGGGCAGTGCTAGTGCGATTGCAACAACAGAGGATGCCGGAGTTGTAAAGCCGGACGGGAAAAGTATGAGCGTAGATGAGAGTGGAACGCTTAGCATTAACTTGGATGGAACCACAATTACATTAGATGAAGCAAAAAACGTCATAAAGTTGGCAGATACCTTAAAGGATGCCATCAATGGAGCGTTTCCGGCGGCGAATGTGGCGAATAATCAGATCACTACAGTGGAAGGCTTCGCACTTGATGCGCGGCAGGCGAACCCGAATATTGATGGATCACTTGCAAAGCAGATAAGTGATTTAAACGGCAGTTTAAATACAACAATAAAAAGAGCTAATACATTAGATGGAAATGAAGCATTAGGCACAACATGTTATGGGAAACCTTGGCTTGTTTTAAAAGAACTATTTGACAAAATTCCAACTGGTATAAGTGTATTCGTAACAGTTGCAGCAGCATCTTATTTAACAATAGCACACAATATGGGAACGTATGCAACATTTATAGTTTTTTGTTATGAGCAAGCAAATTGCTATCATGTATTCAAGACAGCCAGCGGTTGGAGCGTAGGAGTACTACAGGCTGGAAACTATAAAACCTTCTAAGCCTTTGCATAAACAATTAATATAGTGGTATTAAACAAGTTTTGAGGTTTAATCCATTCCACGTAACTTTAAAGGTCGTATTTTCGAGACTAGTAGATGAAAAGCTAATACTGTTATCACCTTTAAGAGTGTCACTAATTTTTGTGTATTGAAAAAGATAGGTCGTAGAATTGATAAAATATATTGCTGCGCCTAATATTCCGTCTTGTTTGATAACAATAAACGCAACGCCTCTATATTGGATAGTTATACCATCACCAGAAACAGGGTATATAATTCTACCAATTTTATTATTTAAACTGCCGTTTAAGAAAATATATCGAACAAATATTCGAACGTAACTTATAAACCATTTTTATTATAGAAAGGAATTAAAAACATGGATAAAATTATTTTAAAAGATCAGACAACCTTTGAGGTTGCCGACGGCGCAAGTCTTGGCAACATCCAGATCAAGGCAGAGAATTTTGATGCCGTCAAGACCATCACGGATGCATTTTCTGCGGACAACCTGCAGAAAGTTACATTTACACACAACGATGCAGTGTCGGGGAAATACACCGATCTGAAATCCGATGGGTTTACATATGTTCCGAATATGGGCGAGGATAGCGCAGAAGATGGCACATATACCGTAACTATCCGGTTGCGGACAAAGACGGAAATGGAGAAAGCAATTGATGAGTTGAAAGCAGGGCATGAAGCAAACGCAGAAGCAATCCAAGAACTTGCAAACATTACCGCAGGAAGTGAGGTGTAGGATATGGTTAAGTTTTATGTGCGCAGAATTTTGGTAGACAAGAAAATGACGATTGATGAAGTGCCGATGCGTTGGCGCGCAAAAGTGCAAGAAGAGATTGAGAAACAGCTTTCCGCTTCTCTGCAATGACATTTCCTGTCGAAACTTGCGACCGAAAAATGTTGAAATCATGCATATTGCAGTGATACTATGGACTTGTCCGAAAGGACACTTCAAGTTCTGGCATGGGTGGGGTTTGGCATGGCTCCGCCCATAATTGGGGATTGACTATGCCGAACATACGTTCTGTAATTGCTTTGTTGGTACATAATAGTTTGTGATTGGAGGTTTTATGGTAGGAGAAGTAAAAACAAAAAAGACTTACAAAGAAGAAATTATAACTATGATAAAAGAAATTGAAGATTATAAGATTTTACGAATTTTGCATGAATTTGTAAAAGCTGGTTTAAAAGAAGAAAAAGCAGGGCGTTGAACCCTGCTTTTCTTTTAGAATATAAATTTTTCGAAAAATTCACATAACAATTCTTTTTTGCTTGCTGGCAATCTGCTATATTCAATAATAATTTTTTTAAAACGTTCATCATTCATTCCAATATTTAATACAACACTTGAAAATTCTTCGTCAACAGATTTATTAATGCGTGGGTCTATTAAATCTGTTTTTCCGATTTTGAAATAATCAGCCAATGCCTGAAGCTTTCCTGACCTTGGAAATGATTTACCGGTACACCACATACTTAAAGTTGTTGGGTTAATACCTAAGTCTTTTGCAACATCTATTTGCTGTTTTTGATTTAATTCAATATAGTATCTTAAATTTTCAGCAAACACTTCTTTTTGGATATCGTCTATATCCATTTCGCTAAATTGATTTTCATTATCCATTTCTTCTGCCCTCCTTTCTAATTGTATTATAAACCAATAAAATAAAAAATTCAATATTAAATCCAATAAATTTGAATTTTGGTGTTGACAATCCAAAATAATTGGATTATGATTAAACCATAAAATATGAAAGGAGAGAAAAAGATGCCTAGAATTTCATTAGAAGCGGTTCGCGTAAATGCGAAAATGACACAAAAGGAATGGGCTGAAATGCTTGGTGTATCTAATGCTACCGTTGTCAATTGGGAAAAGGGGAAAACAGAGCCTAGCTTATCACAGTTGAAAACCATGAGCAAATTATCTGGTATTCCAATGGATTTTATTTTTGTGCCAGATACATCCAATTAAATTGGATTATAAAAGAAAGGAAGCGAGTGAGGACATGAAAGAAATTAAATCCGTGAATGATTTGGTTGTTGTTCCGGTTTCTTATTTTAATGGAATGGAAAAGGAATTTCAGAAGATTTTAAACAAAGTGGATATTCACGATATGGATGTCATGGAACAGGTTCTCCATATGCGGAAATGGCTGAAACCCAAAACCGCATATGAAGAAACAAAGAGATTATATCCTAATCTCCGTTTGGAAAATATTCATTTGCTTTTACCACAAGAAGAAGAGAATTCTTGTGAGTGTACTGATAAAACAGACAATGAATAGATTCTGCTGTTGTGTCGCATAGCGGATTTCCAAACTTATCCGGAACTTTTAGTTCCCAACAAAAATTATTGATATTTGCGAACGTTATATCATTTTCTGCTAATATCTTTGCCATCTTTTCTCGGTCGCAGGATATTGTAGAAAAATCGCAAAACAAAAAGTATTTCAAATTGTATCACCTCCCTTATTTGATGATAAGGGAATTATATCACAGAAAGGAAGTGAAAGTATGGATAATTTGGTACACATTGGAAATGCAGATATTTCCATCAAAGAGTACAAAGGCAAGCGAGTGGTCACATTTAAGGACATTGACATGGCTCACGAAAGACCAGACGGAACAGCGAGAAAGAGATTTTCGGACAACAGAAAGCATTTTGTTGAGGGAGAAGATTATTTTGTTTTGAAGCCGTCAGACCTTGAAAATACTGAACTGTCCGAAAAACGGACACTAGAAAATGTAGTGTTGAGTAACTTCGGAACGGCACTCATTACCGAACAGGGCTATCTGATGTTTGTCAAGTCATTCACGGATGATTTGGCATGGGAAGTGCAAAGAAAATTAGTGTCTTCCTATTTTAATGTACATCAAAGTGTCAACGACCAATTATCTCCAGAATTGCAAGCATTGCAAGGACTTCTTAATCAGATGGTTCAAAAAGAACTTGCTGACAAGGAGAGAGACAGACAGATTGCCAAGGCACAGGACACAGCGCAGAAAGCCATTGAAACAACTGAACATATCAAAGAAGCGGTGAAGCCGGTATTTGATAATTGGAGAAATGAAATCAATGCCAAGTTTAATCGGATTCAGAGAAATGCAGACTGTCAATTCAATGTATTGAGGACTGAAATGTATTCAGAACTTGAACACCGTGCCGGATGCGACTTGAGTAGAAGAATCAGAAACAGACGTGAGCGCATGGCAGAAAGCGGATGCACGAAAACAGAAATCAGTGCATTGAACAAAATGGACATTATTGAGGATGATAAGAAATTGCGTGAAATCTTTTCGAAAATCGTAGCAGAGTACGAAATTAGATATTGCGCATGAAAGGAAGTGAATTCAATGAGTGAAAAGGAAAAACGCGTTGTCGAAAAACTTCGTGATGCCATTCCGAATATGACAGATTTTCAGAAAGGATATGTCCTTGGAATGGTTGAGAGTTCTGCTTCGAAACATAGTGAGCAGGGCGAGGAAAACGAAACACATAATGGAAAGGAGAATTAAAATGAGCAATTTTGAATTTCAGAAAGTTAATTCAAGGGTAATTCGTAGCGGTGACAACTATTTGGCAAAGGTTGACTCTGCGGAAACTTTTTCAAGCATTTTTGTTGACGAGGAAACAACATATGGAGTTTCTGCAAGAGATGCGCAGATACAGACAGGAGATCCGACTTACACACCTGCAATGGCTTTTACATATTCCATGGAAGATGGTTCCGTGCGTTTTATAGATGTTGTTGTATGTCCGTTACTCGGAACGTTTGTTTCTGACTGGTACTAAATTATAAAGTGGCAGAAAGGAGCATGAATGAAAAAAGTAATCCAATTCATTATAGGCGCGGTTGCAATGGAGTATTCCTTAGTTGCCGCGTGTTATATGGATAGTGAGGGCACAGCCGGGAATATGGCGGCTATTAAATTTGTAGCCGGTGCAGTAATTGCGGCAATCATGTATTACTGGTCAGAGGTAGACCGGAAGAGAGCCGAACTTGACAAGCGAATTAAGAGAAAACGCAGAATGAGAGAGGATGCATGGTAGGCGTTGTGTATATAAGTGGCACAAGATGTTCCACGAGAGAAAAGCGTATGCTTGCTGAACTTTTGGCAGGGAAACGAAAGAAACAGAATGATAAAGAGGGCTTTGAAAAGGTTCTTGACAGAGAAATGGAAAGGAGAAGCAATGGAGAACAGAATAACATTGGTCGGTGATGTTGTATCATCACCAAGGGAAAGCCATAAATCAAACGGTAAGAAATTTTATAAATTTTTCATCGGAGTTGAAAGAAAAAGCGGTGTCGCAGATATTCTTCCGGTACTGTTTGACAAAGAAATCAGCGATACGGGAATTAGCGGAAGGGTATACGTCAGTGGGAAGATAATTACCCGGCACGTAAAAACAGGATCCGGAAAAGCCATTCTTACATATGTTATGGCTGACACAATCAAACCCAAAGATGATGTACCTTTGAACGAAGTAAGCCTTGATGGAATCATCGAGGAAAAACAGCTTAGAGAAACACCACTTGGTCGTAAAATCTGTGATGCGAAACTCAAAAACGTAAGAGAAAACGGGAAAGAGGATTTGATCACTTGTATCGCATGGGGAAAGTGCGCAGAATATACGAACTCACTTGCTTTAGGCGATAAGGTAAGCACATACGGAAGATTGCAGAGCAGGAGATATCAGAAAACGTGTAAAGATGGTCGTGTTGTGGAAAAAGTTACATATGAGTTATCAATAAAAGGAATCGTGGGGGTGTAACATGGGGAAGAAAAATTATGTTTATGTTCCAAAAGAAGAGTATGAAGAACTGATTGAGTGCAAGTTACATATCAACATGTTACACGGATACATTACAAAAGAACATGAAGATAATATCAGATTGCGAGGATGCAAACAGGGCACAACAGATATGCTGACAATCGAAACTTTGAGTGGATACATGGAGAACGAAAAGCATTTCGATAGACTGAAAAGAGAATTTAAAGAAAGGGTGAGACAAAAATGCGAATGATTTTAAAATCGTTACATATGGAGAATTTCAAAGGTATTAAGAGCCTTGATGTGAATTTCTCAAATAAGACAAGTATTAAAGGACAGAATGCAGCAGGCAAGACTACAATTTTTGATGCGTTCACATGGTTGCTTTTTAACAAGAACAGTGCAGGCGAAGAAAAATTCAATGTCAGACCATTGGACAAGGACGGAAAGCGCATTGACAACGTGGAAATCAAGGTTGTTGGAGTTATTGACGTTGATGGCAAAGAAGTGGAACTTTCCAAGATTCAGAAGCAGAACTGGGTTAAGAAGCGTGGCACCGATACCGTGACTTTACAGGGAAATGTCAATTCGTTTGAGATTGACGGTTATCCGAAGAGCGAAGCTGAATTTAAGGCTTATATTTCCGGTTTAGCGCAGAGCGAGGAAATGTTTAAGATGCTGACCAATCCGCAGTATTTCTCTTCTTTGAAATGGAAAGATCAGCGCGATATTCTGATGAAACTTACGACAGAGGTTTCAGATGTGGAGTTGGCAAAAGAAATGTTCGATGAAAATGCTTATGCTGAAAGTTTGATTGAAGAACTTGAGAAAGCACCGTCTACGGATGATATTCGTGCAAAATTTCAGAAAGCTCTTACAGAGTGGAAGAAGAAGCAGGCTGAAATTCCGGTTCGTATTGACGAAGCAGAGAAATCCAAGGTTGATGTAGATGTTGCAGAGCAGGAGTTGTTAAAGGCTGACCTGGAGCGGAAGATTGAAGCGGTTGACGATCGTATGGAAAATGCCGGAACCGAGATTGGCAGACTCCGTGGAAAAGAAATGCAGTTGCAATTTGATATGTCCGGCATTATGCAGGTCATGAATGACGAACTTTCCGCAAAACGTAGAGGTCTTGACAGTGCCAAGGATGATGCAACACGAGAGTTCAATGACTTACATAATCAGATTCAGTCTGCGGAAAATCAGATCAAGGCAAATGAGAAGACAATTTCCGATACAGATGCAGAGCGGAAAAATCTTGGTGTTGAATACAATGCAGAATTTTCCAAGGCATTTGATGAAATGCCATATCTCTTTGACGAATCCAAGTGGAAATTTGATGAATCTACAACAGCGGTTTGTTCCTTGTGTGGTCAGAAGTTGCCGCAGGATAAGATTGAGTCTCTTAAGGCTGATTTTGAGCAGAAAAAGGCAGATGCCAAGGCACGTGCCACCAAGCAGTTAGAGGATGCACGCAAAGCATTTGATGATGCAAAGGGCGCAAAACTTAAAGGTCTGATTGACAAGGGCAACGCTTGCAAGGATGATATTGAGCGATTGACAAAGGAAAACGCCAAGTTGCAGGAAGATATTGTGGCACTCAAAGAGCAGGAATCCAAGGCACTTGCAAAGCAGAATGATTATGCAAAGCAGTTATCCGAGATCCCGGCAGAAGCTGATTATTCGCAGAATGAAGAGTATGTGAAGCTGAAAACAGAGCATGACAAGATTCTTGCTGATATTGCAAAGCTTGAATCCGAGGGCGCAGACAAGGTTGTTACTGATTTAAAAGCCGAGAAAGCCGATCTGCAGAGTCAGCTTGAAGAGGTGAACAAGGTTATTGCGCAGGCGGCTAACAATGTGGCGATTGATGATCGTATCGAAACGCTTCGTGACGAGCAGAAAGAAATCGGGCAGAAAGTTGCCGACCAGGAACAGATGCTTTACCTCTTGGAAGAGTTCATTCGTTTCAAGCTGAATAAGGTTTCTGAATCTATCAACAGCCATTTCAAGACCGTAAATTTCAAACTCTTTGAAATGCAGTTAAATGGCGGCATGAAAGATTGCTGTGAGTGTACTGTAAATGGCGTTCCGTATTCGACTTTGAACAGTGGTCACAGAATTGTAGCCGGACTTGATATTATCCGCTCATTAAGCGAGTTATACGGTGTGAGCGTGCCGATTTTTGTTGATAACGCCGAATCGCTGAATGAGTTCAATGTGCCGGATATGGATGCACAGTTAATTCTTTTGAGCGTTTCCGAGGACAAACAGTTGAAAGTGGAGGGTGTGTAGAATGTCAAGAGTAGGGACAAGCAACAACATCACACAGCCGGATGCACGGTGTATGTCGTGCAAGCGTTGGAAGAGTGCAAGTAAGGGGTTCTGGGAAAGAGCCGGACATTGTTCTCTTCCGTATTGCGAGAAAGATATGAGAAATAAAGGAAAGAGAGGTCGTGTACATGGATGATATTGAAAAATTGAAGGCTGAAAACTCGGATTTGCGAACAAAGGTAGATGAACTTATGAGTAATAAATATTGCCTTGAAGAAAAACTTAGAAAAGTCTCAGGAACAAACGAAAGACTTTTGCGTATTCTTGAAAATTTGTCAAATGGATATGTGAAAAAGGAGGGTTAATGATGCAGTATATCAAAGCAAAATTTCCAAACAGCACCAGAAGCTATACATACCGCACCGAGGATTCTGTAAAAGCCGATGACATGGTTTTAAATGACAAGGGCGCAAAGCTGACAGTTACGGATGAAAACGTGGATATGAAGTGGGTAGAGACATACGGTGCTGATAAGGTGGCAGTTGTGAAGAAGTGTGATGAACCGGAAAGCGGTGGTGACGATGAGAGTTAATCCATGTAGATATTGTGCATTGTCTTTAAACCTTAATGGAAAGCATTGTTCAAGGTATTCTTCCGAAGAGTGCGCAAAATGCGAGAACATTCAAAAACACAGGGAATATCTTTTGAGCCAGCGAAAATTCGCAGAGGGTGAGCAGATTACAAGCATTGAGGAACTTTTGAAACAGGAATGGGTAATGTGGTATCACAGTACAAAGCACATAGAGGTTTTCAAGAATATGCAACTCAATCTTGTTTTGAAATTTCTTAAAAATGGAGCATTTAAAAAAGCAATAAGGAAAGAAAGCGAGGAAAAATAATTATGGCAGAAGCAAAGAAACAGGAAGTAGCAGTAGCAGAAGAAAAGACAGAGGTTGCAACACACAATAACAAGGTTACCGATTACAGCCTTGGAATTTTCGGAACATCCGACAATTTCATCATGGCTATGCAGATGGCAAAGGCACTGGCAAGTTCCACAATCGTTCCGCAGACATTCCAGAAGAACGATGCGAACTGTCTGATTGCCATTGAACAGGCACAGCGGTTAAGAGTTAGTCCACTTATGGTCATGCAGAATCTGTATGTTATTCAGGGCAGACCGAGTTGGAGCAGTAAATTTCTGATTGCCGCAATCAATAACTCCGAAAAATTTGATATGGAATTGCAGTTTGACGAAGCAAAGGACAAGAACGGCAAGCCATTCTCATGCACGGCTTGGACTATGAAAAATGGTCGCAGGGTTGAGGGCATGGAAGTAAATATGGATATGGCAAAAGACGAGGGTTGGCTTGGCAAGAACGGTAGCAAATGGAAAACCATGCCGCAGTTAATGCTTCGGTATCGTGCCGCATCTTTCTTCTCCAGTCTGAATTGTCCGGAACTGACAATGGGACTGTATACGAAAGAGGAAATGCAGGACAACGATTTCAAGGAATATCCAATGGAAGATTTGCAGGAGCAGGTCAAAAGAGATATTGCCGAGAACGCCAATACAGAGGATTTTCCTGTTGAGCCGGAAGTTGCCGAAACTGTTGAAGAGCCAAAGATGGCAGATAAACCGGAAAAGGTAGAGACGGAAGTTGTTGAGAATGACAATGATTTGCCGGACTTCATGAAGTAGGAGGATAGAATGAACTTTCCAAAATCTGAATTGAGTAAGCAGGATGCATTGCACCTATGGATTACTTGCCGTTCGGAGTATGCCAAAGAGCAAATGTTCCTTACAAATTACGGAATTGTCTTTTTTGTTATGCAACGTTTAGGTATTCCAGCGTTTGATGAAGATATGTTTCAGATTGGTTCCATTGGACTTCTAAAGGCTATTGACACCTTTGATGCTTCAAAAGGATGTTTTTCTACATATGCTTTTCGACTTGTGAGAAATGAACTGCTTATGGAATTCCGGAAAAGTAAAAAATCAGTAAATGCAGCATTTTCATTAGATGATAATGTGGATATAGGAAATGGCGAAAGCGTTTCTTATGCTGAAATGATAGCAGATCGTAAGGATTATGAAGAAAATACAGTTAATTCCATGCTTGCTCAACAGATTTTTGAGGAATTGAGTCCGAGAGAACAACGTATTTTTATTATGTTTTTTGTGTACGGAAAAACACAATGCGAAATATCCGAAAGACTTGGAATTTCGCGGGGAACGGTTTCCAGAATTATTAAAGGCATGGGGAAAACAAAGAAGAAAGGCAGGAAAAAATATGAGGGTAATTAGCCAGGACGGCACGATTGATTTGCCGTATGAACAGGTAATTATTCAGTGCTTTAAGAAAAATATCTACTTTCTGAATAAGAACCTTATCGGGGTAGAACAGCTTATTTGTGACAGGGTTGTTGCTAAATATTCCACGGAAGAAAAGGCAAAGAAAGCTATGGAAATGCTTAGAATTGCGTATACAGGAAGTATTGCCATGTTTCAGAACGTTGAGCCTACAGAAGAAGTTAATGAAGTATTCAAAAAATGCAATACACAGGTCATATATGCAAGCCTTGACAATCAGCCATCGGAAATTAAATTTGAGAATCATCAGAATTTTTATTTCCAGTTTCCGACAGAGGAAGAATTGGAGTAGCCTATGGAAGTTATATCATTTTTAGAATCCGTACAGAAAGGAATGGAAGATAACATTTACAACTTTTGCAGAGATGGGAAATGTAGCCAATGCGGTAACTGCTGTTCCAATCTTTTACCAATGAGCAGAAAGGAAGTAGATGCAATTCACAGATATATCCGTAAGAACCATATCAAAGAGTGTAGGTACCTGCTTCCTACTGTGAATCGACCATATGATATGACATGCCCTTTTCTTGATACGGACAAGAGTTGTGAGAAATGCAGAATCTATCCGGTTCGACCGGAAATTTGCAAGCAATTTATCTGTGACAATGAGCAGAGGGCAAAGCATAATAGGGCATTGTTGGGACAGACGAGACAGATTGTTGATGTAAGGGAGGAGTTTTTTGATGTACGCTAAAATGAGCGATATTCTACACGAACGTATAATTGGAAAGTACTCAATTGAGAAATTTAGTATCAAAGAAAGAGATCTGTACGCAATGGTTCATGGAATATCTCCCGGAAAATATGTAAGACTTTGTCACAAGAGGGAAGTCGTCATGTCTGACACAGATATGGAGAAAAGGACGAATGCAAAGTTTGTAGTAAATGCACATGGAAACGTGCTTATTGGTGGGTTAGGAATTGGCATGATTTTGTTGGCAATACAAGATAAAAGCAATGTTGACAGAATTGTTGTTGTAGAGAAGTCGAAAGAAGTTATCGGCTTAGTAAAAGATCAACTCCCATTAAACGATAAAGTTGAAATTGTAAATGCAGACATATGGGAATATACGCCATCGTGCAAATTTAATACCATTTATTTGGATATCTGGAACTATATTAACACAGATGTTTATAGAGATTCCATGAAACCACTGATTTCAAGATACAGAAAATTTCTCGTAACCAAAGAAGTAGATAATAAAAGGTTTATTGATTGTTGGTGCAGATTGGAAGCGAAGAATGGGGTAAGAATATGAGACTTAAAGTTTTAGGTTCCGGCTCGTCCGGTAATTGCTACATGCTGGAGAATGACAAGGAAGCTTTGATAATCGAAGCCGGGTTGCCTTTTATGGAAGTCAAGAAAGCACTGGATTTCAATGTGATGAAAATTAAGGCTGTGATTACTACCCATTTCCATACTGACCATAGTCTTTATAGCTTACAATATGTGCAAGCTGGCATTCCTGTTTTTGAACCATGCAGACCGCCGATAAAAGATTCTGAAATGCGTTTTAGAAAAGGAAATTTTGACATAAGAGCATTTGAAAATCGTGATAAATCTGGAAGATGGCTACATAACAACGGAGACGGTTCAGAGTGTCCGTGCGTTGGGTTTTACATTACGCATCCAGATATGGGAAGCCTTGTGTATGCAACAGACACAGAATACGTCAAATGGCGATTTAAGGACATTAATCACATCATGGTGGAAGCTAACTACGATATGCAGTTTGTGAACCGAGAAGAGCCAAATTACGAACACAGATTAAGAGGTCATATGAGCTTACCAACGGCACTTGACTTTATTTCTACTAACGATAATCCGGCATTGCGAAATGTCGTTCTAATTCACTTATCAGATAAATCAGCAGATTCGGCATTATTCAAACAAAAGACAGAAGAAACAGTTAAATATGGAGCAAATGTTTATATTGCAGAAAAAGGATTAGAGGTTGATATGAACCTTTGCCCGTTTTGATAGGTTGAAACACCAATGTGAAAGCATAAAAGAAACTATCTTGTTTGGCGAATAGTTATCACAAACCTTATTGAAAGCCATGTTTTGGCGGTGCGTTTACCGCGCCGCCCTTACAAAAGATTGGAGGTAAAAATTGAAATTATGTGAATACTGTATGGCTGAATTTGAGCCGAAGCGACCAGATCAAAAATACTGCAGACACAAATGTGCAAAAAGATACGCACAGTTTAAGAATTTTAAAAAGGCTGGAAGAATTGTGTATAAAAGAATATGCCCGAAATGCGGCAGACTGTTTATGACGATAGATGAACGCAAAGTTGATTGCCAAGACTGCATCGGCATTGACATTAAAGAACGATTGAGAAAGCCAAAGAAAAAGGACGATGCAATCAAGGCTGTGAATCATATGGCACGCGCTTCTGGTATGAGCTACGGAAAGTTTGTGGCTCAAATGAGCATGGAACGGTTAGAGAGGAAGTGATTGGGGTGGATTATAAGAAATTTAGACAGGCAAAAGCCATCGAAGCCAAAAATAAACAGAAGTGGCTTGCGTTGAATCCGAAACTGAATGATGAAAGCGGAATATACTTCTTACTTCGTGAGGATGAAAATGGTTTCCGGTATGCGTATATCGGGCAGGCACTGCATATAATCAGCAGATTGTGTAGCCACCTTACAGGCTATGAACAACACATAGACCTTAGTTTACGGAAGCATAAGTTGTACAACGAGAGCGACAATCCTTATGGTTGGCGAGTTGAATTTCTGAATTTCTCAGAGAGCCAGCTTGATAAAAAGGAGAAATATTACATCAAGTTATATGCAGATAAAGGCTATCAATTGCGTAATGTCAGTTTGGGCGGTCAAGGAGAAAATCGCGCAAGTGGTTCAATCGGAGAAAGAAAAGTGGTCAAAGGTTATATGCGGGGCGTACAACAAGGCAAAAAGACTCTTGCTAAGGAATTATCGCATATTGCTGAAAAGCACCTTGAAATCCGTTTGAAGCCGGAGAAACAGGGCAACAAAGTTTCTGAAAAACAGTATGAGAAGTTTATGGCTTTGATTTCTGAAAATACATATGAGGAGAGTGATTAATTAGATGGCAGAAGTCAAGTGGATTAAGATCACAACAGATGTCTTTGATGACGAAAAGATTCTGCTGATTGAGAGTATGCCGAGTGCGGATAGCATCATTACGATTTGGTTCAAACTTCTTATTCTTGCTGGAAAACAGAATAACAACGGTGTGTTTATGATGAGCAACAAGCTACCATTCACGGATGAAATGCTTGCCACCATTTTCCGCAGAGATTTGAACACGGTAAGGCTTGCGCTTAAGACCTTTGAAGAATTTGGAATGATAGAGGTTGTTGACAATGTGATAACGATTCCGAATTGGAATAAGCATCAAACACTTGACGCTTATGAGAAGAAAAAGGAACGTGACAGGCTATATCAGCAGAATCGTAGAAAGAAGCAGAAGAACCTAATTGAGCAAAAATCGCCCGATAAATCGTCTGACGTCGCTGTTTCAGATAAAGAAGAAGAAAAAGAAGAAGATAAAGAGAAAGAAAATATAAAAGAAAATTCGCTGTCGCCCGATTCCGGAGATTTGTTTGATTTTGACGATGCATGGAAAAAGACTTTTAGTATATACCCCAAGAAAACAGCGTACAGTACCTCTAAAACGGCTTGGATGGATAAAGTGCTAGAAGTTATCGAAGAGAACCAACCGGACATTGCACGGCTGTTATACAAAGCCACAGAAGCATATTTGAGTGACTATCAAGAAAAGAATCCAGACGATACGGATTTTCGGTACATTCCAAAATATGTTGATTGGCTGAAAAATGATTGCGACTATTGGTTGCAGATTGCAGAGAAACGAGGTGATTGCAATTGACAGAAGCAGAGTTCGGAGTGATCGGGTGCGTACTGATTGACAATGATGTGCTAAATAGCATCTGGCGAACACTGAAACCGGAAATGTTTAGTTCGGATTTCGCACAGGACACATACAAGGAAATGCTTGCCATGTATGACCGGAATGAAAGCATTGACCCCATGTCTTTATCAATGGCACTTGAGAACCACAAATACACACAGGAACAGATTAGCGAATTGATGAAATACTGTATTACCGGAACAATCACTTCAACTATGGTTAAAAGCTATGCCGATGCGGTTGCGAAAGAATACAAAGCAAGAACGGTTCGTGACATGTATCAGAAATCAAGTTTAAAGCCATGCGACATTGATGATACAATCAGTGATCTTCTTACAAGACTTGAACATTTGCAAGAGGGAAAGGAAGTAAAGCTAAAACCAATTAAGCAGATTTCAGTTGAGAATAAAGACAAATATTTCAACGAAAGTGTCGGAGAGGGCGGTATAAAAATAGGGTTATCGCAACTTGATGATGCGCTTGGAGACCTTGAACGAGGTGATGTAACAGTAATTGCTGCAAGACCGGCAGTCGGAAAATCCGCACTTACAACGCAGATTATTGGCAATATGGCAAAGAGGGGACTTAAAGTTGCATATTTCAACTTGGAAATGAGCGATAAGCAGGTGTATGAGCGATTCATTTCAAGGCTTGCGGAAATCGGCTTAACGAGAATCAGAAGGGCAAAAGCATTTCTCGGTGATGAACAGGAAAAATTCAACCAAGCAAATGAAGAAATGAGTGATTATCAATTATGGATTGCATCCGGTACCGTATCTCCGAGAGAGATAAAGTCAGAATGCAGGCACCAAAACTTTGATGTTATCGTTGTTGATTATCTGCAATTGCTTATGCCGGATAACAGATATTCCGGAAGAAATGAAGAAGTAGCATCAATTTCAAGAGGTTTAAAATCGGTTGCAAAAGACTTGAATACACATGTGATAGCACTTTCACAGATAACAAGAGCCTCCGAAAGCAGAGACACAAAAGAACCTACCATGGCAGAGTTGAGGGAATCCGGGGCAATCGAACAGGATGCGTCAAACATAATTATGCTGTGGAATCTGTCAGACAATGACAAGGGAGCCAAGGGTGTAAAAATCGAGAAGAACAGGCAGGGAATGACAATGCGTGAAGCAATGGAGTTTGATGGAGATCACATGAAGTTTGTTGAAATCGAAAAACCGCTTGATGATGTTGTTGCGGAAATCAAAAAGAAAGAACGTGGGGACGGATTCAAGCCATACAATGGCGATTGTCCGTTTTAGAGGTAGTGGCTATGGCAAGTGCAAAGATTGAAAAGGGTTCGGAAGAATGGCAAGTATTTATGGATTATTGGCAATTCATTCAGAAATACTATTCGCCGGACAGCACTGATTCTTGGTGGGATGAAGTTGTAAAAGCCGGAGAATCATTGATAAACAAATACAAAGGCATGGAGATTGAAGAACGCGCAAGACAGCTTGTATTGAGTCATTTTGCATGGTTGGAAATCACATACAGAAAGGAGAAATCAAAGAAATGAGCAATGCGTTGAGACGGAATAAAAAGCCAACATTTTACACCAAACAGGAGATGCGGACTATCGGGCGAAATGATTTTGAAAAGAGAAATGCTGATAAGGTTATATCAAAATCATACAAAGATTTTGTCGTGATTGGGTACATAATTCTGCATGACAAATTCGGATTCGGACAGACAAGAATCATCCGGTTACAGGATTTTTTGAAATCTTACTTGGATGAAGCATCATGCGGCGGGAAGAACGGAAAGGACTTGGCTGTTTACCTGAAAGACAAATACGACATTGATACCAAGACAGAAGTTGAACAGATTCCGCAGCGGCAGTTAATGGTCTTATATGCCAAGAAAGGATTTTGTATCGAGCGTGAAGCCTACAGACTTTCCAGCGCGTCATTGTTTAACTATTTCGCGCTCACGCTTACGATTCTGAAAAAGGAATTTAAGCTGTCTGTGAAGCAGTTACAGCAGTTCACGGACAAGTTTATTGACTACATCGACACATTGGCTAATTACAAGCAGTTTCAGTTGACGGTGCCGATGATAGCTGAAACGTTAGCTGATGAGATTAAGTTTGTATGTGATTTGGAGGTTTAATATGACGAATAAAGAAAAATACGGGAATGAGATTATAGAACTTGCGACAAGAACAGCACTGTTTGGATTAAAAAATGGAGAACCTGCACTTTGTAAAGAAATTAAATGTGAAGATTGTAATTTTTATAAATCAGATTATTCGTGCGAAGGTAGTGCGTATGGTTTTCGCAAATGGCTTAATTCAGAATATGTTGAGCCACCTGTTGATTGGAGTAAAGTTCCGGTCGATACGCCGATTTTGGTAAGAAATAGCGAAGAAGAAACGTGGAGAAAAAGATATTTTGCAAAATACGAGAACGGAATAGTGTACGCATGGGTATACGGAGCAACATCTTGGAGTGCGCGCGGAAGTGACGATATAAGCGATTGGAAAATGGCAAAGCTGGCAGAAAGTGAGGGATAGTCATGGAGAGATTAACAGTAAAATGGGCGGATAAAGTCTATGACACATTTGACCCTGTAGACATTGTAGATAATGAGTATTCAAAAGCGAATTACAATAAAATATTAACCAAGCTAGGAGATTACGAGGACTTAGAGGAACAGGGCAGACTTATCAAACTGCCTTGTAAGGTGGGAACGGATATTTATTACATCTTAGGTATTCCGAATGAAACACCATGCATAATCGACAGTTGTGTATTTGAGTTGTCAGACATACACAAAATTGGCAAAACATTATTCCTCACAAAATCCGAAGCCGAAGCAAAATTAAAAGAATTGAGAGGTGGAGAAAATGAAAGTAGTAATTGACATACCTAACGATTTCGAAGGAGATTATATTGTTGACAAATTTAAAGATTTCTTTTCAAGGGTTATTGCGGATATTGATTGCAAAGGTATGTGTGGCAGATACGAGAAAGAAATTGCTGAAATGTTTTTAAAGGCATTTGATGATAGTGAAGAAAAGAATACTTGCAACTGTCAGCGTAACAGCAATTCAAGAGATAATGAGTCTTGTTGCGGATGTGACAGTAAAGTTTCAGAAAATGATGATACAAAAAACAAAGTTACATCTCTGGAAATTATCGTAAGGATGATAGACAACAAGCCATATTACGAAATCAAGTACAAAAAAGTCTGCGAAGATTATTACCATGTAGGTTACAGTTCATTCAATATTGATAATGTATTGAAATGGCGTGATGAGTGTTTTGAACTTGTTGATGCGAAAGCGACCAATGCCGACAGGATAAGGAATATGTCGGATGAAGAGTTAGCAGAGTTTCTTTGCAAAGTAAAATCAGATTATCAGTGGATGGAACATGAATTTCCGAGCGAAGAAGAACACGGCGAGTGGGAAGAATGGCTTCAATCAGAAGCGGAGTAGGAGAGAATATGGAAGATAGATATTTATTCAAGGCAAAGAGACTTGATAACGGAGAATGGGTTATAGGAAACCTTATTCAAAATCCGTTTTTTAAAGGAGTGCGAAGTTGGATTTCATCCGAGCAAGAAGATAAAACACGATTAAGGTCGATATCTAGAACTCAAGCATTATGGAACTCTATTGAAGTAGATTCATCCACCATCTGCCAATGCACAGGCTTAAAAGACAAGAACGGCAAGCTGATTTGGGAGAATGATGTTGTAAAAATAAATAATAGCAAGGTGAATACGCTTATAACATTTAGGGATTTTGAAATTATATGTACAATTCCTAACGAAAAATATTATAAGCATAGGCTTGAATATGATACCGAATATGAAGTTATCGGCAACAAATTCGACAACCCGGAATTGTTGGAAAGTGAGGAATAATATGAAGGAGAGTGAAGCAATTAAAGAATTTCAGCAGAATATTGATATGCCATTTGGAAGTAACATATCAAGAGAAGCGTCTAAACTTGCAATACAGGCACTTGAAAAACAAATTCCGAAGAATCCTTATCACATATCACAAGTAGACGATAATGATAATGCAAATGTGGAGTGTCCAGCGTGTCATGCCACAACAGATTATGCAGTCAATGCAATTAAAAGAGGGCATTGTTGGAAGTGTGGGCAGTTATTAGATTGGAGTGATGAAGAATGATGTTTCAATCGTGCATAAATTTCATTCTGCTAATACTTATAGCCATTAGGTTAGATATTCTAACAAAATTTGGAGTTAACCTTTTTTGTATTCTGTCAGTTGTAGGGATGATTGGACATGAGGTTTTTGATTATTTGAAGAAAGGAGATAAAAAACGATGAGACTGATTGATGCAGATACACTAAAAGAATATTGCATGCGTGCAAGTAAATCGGATGATGATTTTAGGAGAGTAAGTTTGGCAACATTGGCGAGCGTGATAGATGCACAGCCGACCGCCTACGACCCGGACAAGGTTGTGGAGCAGCTGGAAGCATACAGTAATGCAGATGAAGCAGAAAGACTTGGAACAATGCCCGTAGTGGAGCTTACAGACGCAATTACAATCGTGAAAGGCGGTGGAGCAGATGCGAAAACCGATTCCTAAATCCGTAAGGAAACAGGTGTATGCGAAATACAATGGACATTGCGCTTATTGTGGCTGTGAAATACCGGAGAAAGGTTTTAACGTAGACCATTTGCATTGCCTTAGAAATTATGAATACACAGAAATAGACGTGCATGATATAAAAAATCTTATGCCGTCCTGTGGTTCGTGCAATCGGTATAAGTCAACGATGGACTTAGAGGACTTTAGAAAAGAGCTGCAAAAAATACCAGACCGGCTGAAAAGAGATGTGTGTACATACAATATCGCAGTCAGATTCGGTATGGTGCAGGAAAACAGAGAACCTATAAAGTTCTATTTCGAAAGAGTAGGTGGTGCAGATGGCAATTAAACCGATTTTATTCAATACAGAAATGGTTCGGGCGATTCTGGACGGACGGAAGACTTGCACTCGGAGGTTAGTAAAGCCGCAACCAGACGAAAAGCATACATTTCCGCTCGGTTTTGTTACCGACAGTACAGAGAAGAAAGAGGTAGGATGCTTTGGATTTGGCATTGAATTCTCAGCCGGTTGGAAATGCTGGTGGAAATTCATACTTATACAATGTTGGCTATCGTATCAGAAAGCTAACACCGAGAGAGTGCGGACGGCTGATGGGTGTATCTGATGAAGATATTGACAAAATGGAAGCAGTCAACAGTAATACACAGTTGTATAAGCAATTCGGAAACAGTATTGTCGTAGATGTTATGTGTGCTATGTTTAAAAACTTAAATATCAACCAATAAAATAAGGAGAAATGGCTTATGAAATTTACAAAATTCATTAAGCCAGAACTTGAACAAATCAAAGAAAATGCCAATTTCACGGAAGAAGAGGAGAGGATTTTCTCTCTTCTCTGCCGTGGTTTTTCACAAAAGCAAATATCCACAAAAGAAAATCTATCACTAAGAACGATAGAGTACAGAGTGAGAGATATAAAGGATAAAATAGAAAGAACGGGGGTATTTGATTGGATGAAAAAGAACTGTTGAAATATGCCGTTGATAGTGGTATTCTCGACATAGCACTTGTGCAGAAACAAGTCACTATGCAAAAGAGAGAAAAATTACTCAACAAAAACCCTTATAAAATCTATCAAGGAAAGGATGAGAACTGGTACTCATATCTGCCGGATGAAGTAAAAGGCAGACGGAAAATCAAGGCAAAGCGCAGAGAAGCGGTCGAGCAGAAGATCATTGATTATTGGAAAGAAAGAGAAGATGACCCTACAGTAGAGGAAATCTTCAACCGTTGGATTTCACAAAAGCTGGAACTTGAAGAAATCAGCAGGGCAACCTATGACAGATACTTAATGGACTTTCATAGATACTTTGATGGCATCAAGGATAAGAGAATCAAAAGGATAGACGAATGCGACCTTGAAACGTTCATACGAAATAGCATCCATGATTTCAACATGACTTCCAAGGCATTCTCAAACTTCCGAACGCTGATTTACGGAATCTTTAAGTATGCCAAACGGAAGAAGTATGTCAAGTTTTCCATTACATACACGCTGAAAGACATGGATATATCGCCAAAAGCGTTTAAGCACGTAGTCCGACGGGCAAAAGACCAAGTATATATGCCGGATGAAAAGGAACGCATGGAGATGTACTTAAGGAATCACTTGGATATCGTGAACCTTGGATTGTTATTTATGTTTAAGACAGGGGTACGTGTCGGGGAATTGTCGGCATTAAAGCGGAAAGATGTTGAAAATTACACGGTTGCGATAAACTCTACAGAAACACGCTATCGTGATGATGATGGTTTTCGCTATGAAGTCAAAGATTTTCCAAAATCAGAAGCCGGATTGCGATTTGCCATATTGCCAGATAAGTACAAATGGATTCTTGATGAAGTACGAAAGAGAAATCCCTTCGGGGAATATCTATTTGAGAGAGACGGAGAACGGTTGAAATCCTACAACTTTCGTGAGCGTTTGCGGTATATCTGCGAACATGAACTGCGAATGAAAGTGAAATCTCCGCACAAAATCCGTAAGACGTATGGAAGTATCTTGCTTGACGGAAAAGTGAAAGAGTCCACAATCCTTGATACTATGGGGCATACAGACATTAGTTGCACAAAAGATCATTATTATTTTGATCGTACCGGAATTGAGGAAAAGAGACAGGAACTTGACTTAATTGAAGCATTATGAGTCCCTAGTACTCAAAGGTACTCAAAGAAAAATTGAAAGAACGGCTATTTTAAGCCATTTCAAGGCAATTACTTTAGGGTTCGATTCCCGTACGGACTGTTTTAAAAGTCGCATAAACACTGTGTTTGCGGCGTCTTAAAAAAAATTGGTACTCAAAATGGTACTCAAAAACTGAACACAAAAGGAAGGAGTCTGCGCAAGTGCTTTAGATTCTTTTCTGTAAATGGTAGACTTGGAACGCTTTGAGCGTTCTTTTTTTATGCGGTTTTTCTGCTTATTTTTTGCGGAAGAACCGTATTTTTTTATGCAAAAATATAAGCATAGGAGGGATGCGGAATGTTATTTACGGATGAAATTCTTGAAAAAATCTTAATAAGAGAAGATGTGTCAAAGGTTCCGCTTGTGTATCAATCAGCAATGATTCACGCAATCAAGGAAGTATTGGAGGAAGAGAATGTATCAGATGCAAAATCAGAATATGGCATTTAACCCAAACCCAAGCTATGCCGCATATCAGTATAACCCAATGCAGAGATTTCAACAGCCAGAGCCACAGATTCCGCAGATGCAACCGCAGTTTCTTGGAATCCAAGGAAAAGTGGTGCAGTCGGAGTCGGCAATCATGGCGAATGATGTGCCTATGGATGGAAGCGTTGCGTTTTTCCCGATGCAGGACATGAGCGCAATCGTAGCAAAACAATGGGATGCCAATGGAACAATCAGAAAGACCGTTTACAAGCCTTTCAACGAGCAGATGGCAGATTCTTCGGGTGATGATAAAAGAATCGAAATAGGGCTATCTGATGATGCGACAAAGGCTATTACTGACAAATTAGATTGTTTGTTTGGAAAGATGGAAGAGTTGGAAGATAAGTTATCTTCGCAAACGCAAAGAAAACCTTCACGAACACAAAAGGAGAGTGAGTCTTAATGAATCCTATGCAGATGTTACAGGGAATGAGAAACCCACAGCAGTTTTTGCAACAAATGATGGGGAATAAAAGCGTAATGAACAACCCTATGGCTCGCAATGCTATGCAGATGGCACAAAAGGGAGATTCCAAGGGCATCGAGCAGATGGCTAGGAATTTGTGCAAAGAAAAGGGAATTGACGCAGATAAGGCTTTTGAGTCGTTTAAAAGTCAATTAGGAATGTGATACTAATTCTTGCAAGATTATGTATATAAAAAATGAATTATGGAGGTAAATTCTATGTTTAACACAGGTAATTGTGCATCCGTTCCGCTTGTTGCGAACATTGACGGAAACGGAAATAACAATGGATGGGGCGCAGAAGGCTCATGGTTATGGTTCATTATCGTTATCTTCGCTATCTTCGGATGGGGTGGATTCGGTAACGGATTCGGAGGAAACGGAATGAATGGTGGTGTCGGAAGCGAAATCCAGCGCGGATTTGATAATCAGGCGGTTGTGTCAAAACTTGACGGCATTACAAACGGACTTTGTGACGGATTCTATGCAGTGCAAACCGGCATGAATGGCATAAACACAAACATTTTGCAGACCGGATTCGGCATTCAGCAAGCTATCAACGCTGATACAGTAGCTAATATGCAGAATACCAATGCATTACAGTCACAGCTTGCTAACTGTTGCTGTGAAACAAGAGAAGCTATCCAAGGTGTAAACTACAACATGGCAACTAACACTTGCGCGTTGCAGAACACCATGAACAGCAACACGAGAGACATTATCGACAGTCAGAATGCAGGAACACGCGCTATTCTTGATTATCTCTGCAATGAGAAAATCTCTAGCTTACAGGCAGAAAATAATGACCTTCGCAGAGCGGCTTCACAGGATCGTCAGAGTGCATTACTTACAACTCAGATGGCAGCTCAGACACAGCAGATTATCAATGCTGTAAATCCGACTGCTATTCCGGCATATGTTGTGCCTAATCCAAATGCTTATGCATATGGATGCGGATGCAACACCGGATGTGGCTGCTAAAACTAAATAATTGAGTATCTTAATTGAGTTTAACTCAATCATGTCTGCTATGCAGTATTACTTATAATCAAAGGGCAGACTATAATGTTTGCCCTTATTTTTGTGAAAGAGAGGTAAAAATAATGGAAGTAACAGGAATTGCATTACAAACCGTTGCTGCTGGAGAAGATGTTGCGTTCACAGAAACAGCAGTAAACGGAACAAAATGTATCGTCCACAGACAGGGAAGCGGAATTATCAAGTTAAGAGGTATCACAAATCAGTGTAAAGCTAGATTTTTGGTATCGTATTCTGGAAACATTCAGATTCCGACAGGCGGAACAGTCGGAGAGATTTCTCTTGCAATCGCGGTTGATGGAGAACCTTTGCAGTCAACAAAGATGATCGTAACCCCTGCGGCAGTTGAGAATTTCTTTAATGTATCAGCACAGGCATATGTTGATGTACCTTGCGGTTGTTGCAGTACCGTAGCCGTGCAGAATACGTCCACGCAGGCTATCGAGGTGCAGAACAGTAATTTGATTGCAGTAAGGGAGGCTTGATATTATGCATAAGTTTGCGAAACAGATTATGGATTGCGTGAAAGCCCACGTTGACGGAATCGGAATCGAGAATTTTGAAGGTCAAAACCTTGATGATCTCAAGGATTGGACGGAGATTGCAAAGAGCATCGTATGCTTTGACAAAGACTATAACATTGTTGAAGCAATGAAAAAGTCTGAAAATAACGAGGATATTATGCGTATGCTTGAACAGTACGAGGATTATCCAGACAGAAGATTTTACGACCATTACCGCTATGCAAATGGCAGATTCGCACCGAAAGGACGTGGAACACGCAGAGGATATGTAGAACCTCCATATTATCATCAGATGCCGGAAGATTACCGGGAATGGGAGAATATGTCGGATGCAGAGCGCATGAGAGACCTTGACAGAATGAGTATGGGAAAGATGTATTATTCAGAGCCTATGAGCGGAAATAACGGCATGAGTACCGGTACTCACGATGCAAGAGAGGGCAGAGCCGGTATGAGTCGGAGAAGCTACATGGAGACAAAGGAAATGCATAACGGAAATTCACCGGAAGATAAGGACGCAAAGATGAAAGAACTTGAAAAGTACATGAAATCTCTTTCGGAAGATGTGACCGAACTGTTTTCCGGTATGTCTCCAGAAGAGAAACAGTTGACCAAGACAAAGCTGACTACGCTTGTCACGAAAATGTAATAGAGAGGGCGTTTTGCCCTCTTTGTTTGCGAGGTGATAAATTGTTCACGATAAACAATGAAATGTGGAATTTGGTCAAAGTATCGCGTTACAGCGATATGCTAAAGAGAAGTGATGGAAGCAGAACGGTAGGCATGACCGACAGGGACACGAAAACGATATATCTTGCGGATGATCTATGCGGAAGGTTCCTTGACCGTGTGTTATGTCACGAATTATGTCATGCGTTCTGCCTTTCATATAATGTATACATGGATATTGATACAGAGGAAATTGTAGCAGACTTCTTGACTACATACGGAAGAGAAGTGTTTGAAATAGCAGACAGATTATTGATTAAACTTATGGAGGTTGCATAATGGATAAAATTTCAGAACTCTTACAGTACGTGCACCGGACGAATCCGGAAATGACTAGGGAAAAGCTGATAGAAGAGTTGAGCAAAAGTGATTATGCGGCGCGGTCTTTGATTTTCACGAAAGAAAATTTTTCCCACGCCCCAAAAAATATTTCGTAATTTTTTTGTACCCCCCCTGGGGTAGCGTTTTAGGGTCGAGATTCCATTTTCACGGATTCTCAAAAACGTGTAACAAACGTGCAATTATCTGCGACATTCCGCAAATAACACAAATACACTATATGTTATGCCATATATAGATAATCCATTGATGATATTTGATGTTATTGCCGATCACAGGCAAACGCCAGAAGACGCTTGCCCGGCTGTAGTTATAGTCTAGCATAGACCGCATTTTACCACTTGTCAAGATAGTTTTTCCCGTCGTACCGGCTGTAAGTGTGTGTTATGTTTTCCGGTCTTTGCGTGATCTGCATCCAGTCACCGCCACGTTGGACGGTTATTTTGGTTTTTGCAGACTCCACCCATTCCACACCCTCGAACTTGGAATAGCCGCACATTTTGCCAGATATTTCCGGATAGCCAAGAGCAGACACCCGGCGCAGAATTTTCCTTTTGCCGATATACTCATATTTTGCCATGTCCGCCACCTCCAGAC